TTATGCTTCTTTTTCTTTCCTGGGAGTATCCGATAGTTCGTTCACTTTTTTCTTTGCTTCATCCAGATCCTTACAACCATCAAGGATCATTGATATCATTTTAATGATTTTGTCAAATTGTTTATCTGTCATAACCTCTGCCATATCCTTTCCTCCATTCTTTTACCAGATTTACTTGCCTCATCTGATAATAGTATTATAGCATATTTAAACTATTCCGTCAAGCATTTTTAAACTATTCTTGAGAAATTTTTTCGTCCACGCACATTTCAATAAATGCAGACAAGGACATGCCAGCTTCTTTAGCTGCAGCTTGGTACTTTGCTTTTTTCCCTTTGTTCGCCATTACTGTAATTCTGTCATATTTTTCTTTTTGATATTCATTTACATATGCAAACGCCGCTTTTTTATCTGCAAATGCCATCTCATCACCCCCTGTTTGGTTCTATATTATCATTTACTCTCAAATTTTTCAAGCATTTTTAAACTTTTTTATAAATATGTATTGACAGCATATTTAAACTATGCTAATATGGACTTATCAAAGGAACGGAGGATATAAAAATGACATATTTAGGAAGAGAGTTTAAATGCTATGAAGAACTTACAAACTGGAATAAAGATGGTCACATCAAAGAGTACAGAAAACTCGCCAAAATGTTCGGCAAAACCCCAACAATGGAAATCAGTTCTATAATGTCAGAAAGGGCAGTTGTCCTTCACGACAGATTCGGTATGAGCTGGAAGGATATTGAAGAACTTGAAATAGCATAAAACACCCACCCGGCGGGGTTGCGTCGGGAGAAAGAAGGAAAAATGGATAACAAATATGAAAAAATCGAAGCACTTTATAAGAGACTTGATAACTTAGAGGGATGTGAGGACAATCACGTATATGCAAGAGAGATTCGCGAGATAAGAATGCAGATCGCCGAAATCGAAGAGTCATAAGAAACTTCCCGTCCCCTCCGGGTAATGCAGGGAGAAAGATATGATAAAAAAATATACAGTAGTATTCCAAAATCAAATAAGTGGGAAAGTTGGCATGGACATATTTTCAGATGGTTCTGAGGGAATGGTAAGGAGAGATTTTTTTGACTGCTACAGACATGGAAATTATAAAATTTTAAGTGTAACTGAAATACCAGAAGTAAAGAAACAGGCGGCAGGATAACACCTACCGCCCTTTTTATCCCTTACTTAAAATGCCTTTCTTCCCTCTGCCGCGCCAAACCGGATATAGTGCTGATAGTAAAGCGGAAGGTTCTCTCCAAAAGCTTTCTGCAGATCCTGATATCGTGATTTATAGGCCTGTACATTGAATGTATCAATGGCCTGTCTGCCTTCGCTCATCCCGTGCGCTATAAAATGATAAAACAACGCTGCGGCGTCATTCCCATATGCAGCTTTCAGATCCTTATACCTTTCTGCATAATATCCAGCATCAAATACCGGTGCACAATCCAGACCTCCATATACTGTGGATACCGTTTTCAAAAAATATTTCTCTTCGTACCAAAGGTTGATATCTACATTCCCGTTGATACCCGGTATCCTTGCCGAACTACCGAACTGCCATCCTTCTAAGATGTGTACAATTGCCGGTTTATATTTGTCTGCTGGCATTGAAACTGCAGACAATTTTGCACTGGAGGGATAACGGGCAATCCAGAAATTGCAGTCCAGCAATGTCTGATACGGCTTAATGTAGCTGTTGTAAAACGAAAGCCCTGTATATACGCCAAATTCCAGACCGGCGCCCGCTATTATTTTCTGGTATGCCTTGATGATGCTGATCAGCTTCATTCCAAGTTTCTTCTGGCAGGAATCCTCTACATCAAGCCATACCTTCGTTTTGCGACCATTCAAGATCTGGACAACTTTCTGTGCATCGGCTATTGCTTTTGCCTCTGTGGTCGCATAGGAGTAATTGTATACCCCCGTAACAGGCAGCCCCGCCTCCATGCATCCTTTCCAGTTATCCTCAAACTGTTTATCCGGTTCCAGATCCTTCCGGATTACCTTGAGAATCGCTCCTTCGATTCCAGATGTTTTCACCTGTTTCCAATTAATAATCCCCTGATAACTTGATACATCAATTATTTTTCTCATATAGATTCCTTTCCGCCTATTGGCAATAAAACAGGAAGCCAAAGCTCCCCATCGATCATTTATTGTTTTTATATTTCGTCCGCTGCCAGATCTCCGCCACACGTTCCCATCCGCCGGTTGCTACCAGATAAACAATAAAAGCTGCAATAAACGATGCGAAGACATAATACCAGACGATCACGATCTTAAAATATTGGCAGGCTACCACCATTGCCAACGGGCACAGGACCATTGACACCGTCAGCGCCACTATACTAGTCGGGATTTTCTGTAATCCCGGCAGCTCTTTGATGACCTGAACGATCACCGCAACAACAAAAGCCAACACACCCACTGCCATGAGCGCGTAAGTAATATACTGCATCATAAGTTCCATATTCATTTTTCAGTCCTCGCTTTCTTCTTGTTCTTAAAATTTTTAGTTACACCAAAAATGCATTCTCTTTCCTGCATTTTTGGTAAATTCGCCTGACGTTTTCAATTGCCATTACTGCTTTGCTATTTTTATAAGCCGGATGTGTGCTGCAATATCGCTCATATTCATCGATATCGCTCATAATCTGATTGAAATGCTCTTCCGTATGTTTGACATGATGCCGGATTTCATCGTCGAATCTGATGATCCGGTATCTGGCATCCGTAGCTTCGCTCTCATTCAGCTTGTCCATGATCTCCACATTCATCGCCCGCCCTATGGTTCGGGCTATCCGAGACCACGGATTAATTTTTATAGGGACGATCTGGATGATTGTCAGCAAAGCAAGCAACACGCCGCCTCCGCCCATAATAAGTTCATTCAGGCTCAATCTGTCTCACCTCCTTTCGTTATGCTATTAAAAAAGCCAGGTGCATTTCTGCATCTGACCCATTTTTACAATATTTTATAATGTGGCCTATCCTCACCCCACCACCAATACCGCAGCCAATCATCTAGCACGATCGCCGCCAGTGCCACCGGCATCCACAGTACAAAAAACTGCGGGCATATCTGGCCAAGTACATTGCCAGGCATCACGCTGTAATCCCAGACGTCCCATCCGAGCCACAAATTGACTATGCAGCCGGTCAGAAATTCCAAACCAGTAACGATGCAGGATCCAATCAGGATCTGCTGCCACAGCGACATATCCCACGATATCAGCTCGTTGATCAGTCCCAAGCAGACAAAACACATCCCGCCGAGAATGAACATCGTCCAATGACTCCTCTGACGCCATACCAGCTCCAGTAGAACATACGCTGCGCCGCCGATCAGCAACAGCGCCATATACTTACCCACCAGTTTCTTCACTCTCATTTCTCGTTTCGCCTCCTCCTGCCATCTCGGCTATCTGTATAAGATATGCCTGCAAGACTTCAGATCTGTACTCATCCGGAACGTCGGATCCGTAGAATATCTCCTGCACTTCCTCCGCCGTCTGTCCCCCTTCAATCCACATATTGAGCGCGTTACAGTATGTTGTATGGTACGATACATACCACGTCGCGGATCCTATGATATTTTCCATATCCTCCCTACTGTAATACCGACACGGATCCCCGTCGGCATGATACTCTATCTCTTCTGCGCCTGCTGCCATCTGAGCCTGTTTGCCAAAGAGGTTGATCTGATCCCTTATTGTCAATGAAAAATGATGCATCTCGCCATCCGACAAAGTCACATCACACCCTGAATAGATCACCTGCTCACATACTGCGGATATCTCTGACTTTTTCGCTGCTTTGATTTCTTCCAGTGTCGGTGGAATCGGCTCCGGAGCCGGTTCGGGTGGCACCGGCGGGACATATATGCTACCGTCATTGGACAGGTACACCGTCTGCCCCTCCTGCAGATATACCGTATTGTACCCGGTGATCGTTGAGCATTGGATCCCACCGGCCGTGTGCAACAATATGTCTCCGTCCCATGTTTCTGGTACATCTTCTTTTTCCGGAAACACGATTTTCAGAACTGTCCGTGATTCCGGCATGATACTGCAGATCTCGTACATCTTTTCGGATCCGCTGATTTTGATTTTTTCCATAAGTAACCTCCTTTAAAAGTATATTTATATATTAAAAAAAGACCAAAATGGCCTTATTTCTTTCAATTTTATTAAAAATTCTCCTGAATATAGTGATATACAGGGTATGTTTATTATAGTATCCCAAAAAAAGCATGTAACTGTCCCGGTTATGTCCAGCCAGGGATACGTACAAGTAACCTTTTTTGATATCCCGCCGGAAGGGTATAGATTAATTTGTGCAATTGGCTTTTTTATAAGCTCAGGCTATCCTCACCTGTATGGTAGCTATCCAGATATAGATGATCCTAATCGTTGGAGTTTTTCTTTATATAATAATACAACAATTACTGGAGATTCTGGAGTTACTGGATATTTTTTATGTGCAAAAAGTGTTGCACCGTAATTTTCGCATGACGGGTGAGACGTATTTGGTCTCGCTCGTCGAAAAAGCTGTAAAAATTAAAGTTAAATGTAATGTATCAGCTGGTGAAGCACATCTTGTCGTTATTAGCCACAAACTATTCCATTCTGCTGATATTGTAACCATATATATTGCAAGGTATACAGGCGTCATTCCGTTCCACGGAAGTTTGATTAACAAACTGCACACAAGATTGAACATGGAAGGTCGTATTGTTTATATAACTTATTCTTCGCTCAAATAAATTTATACGATTCTGGGGATCTGACGTTATAACATGTAGAGTAGTACCTAACGTGGCATTCCTTTTAAAAATTCGTTCGCTATAAGTGCGAACTCGTGACGTTTCATTATTAATGGAATAGATATAAAAAATTTCTAGGATATCATAGTCATCGCTGGCTATTATGACCTCTTGTTCTAAAAAAACACTTGTTAGATTCGGATTCTCCCACAACAGGGTGGGCTTCATATCACTATATTATCGGCAATTTTTATGCTCCTACACCCGATTCATTTTTCGCCAATGTTTCAAAAAATGCATAAAATTAATAAACCTGGCAAAATGCCCGGCAAAAAATTATTCATTTAGTATAATTTTAACTATTGGAATTTTTCAAATAGTTCGTTATGCGCACTTACGGTGCGATGCTTTAACCTCTTCAGCCTGGACCGTGCAATAGATCAGTGTCGTGTCCAGCTTCTCGTGACCTAAAAAATCACGAACTTGTTCGATCGGCATCCCCCGGCTGAGAAGATCCGTTGCGATTGTCCTCCTAAACCGATGCGGGTGCACCATCTCCACGCCTGCCTTTCTGCCGAGTGTCCGCAACATGTCCTGCACCCCGTTGTCTGTTATTCTTCTGTGATTTTTATCCGAACTGACAAATAGCGGCCTCCTTTTTAACTCCTCATATGTAATCTGCTCGCACATGCACCGTTCTTTCAAATATCTGTCCAAATAGAATTTTGCGTTCTCTGTAAGGTATGTTTTCCTTTCCTTACTCCCTTTTCCGTACACTACCATTTCCAGATGCGCCATATCTATGTCTCCTACATTAAGGGCAACTGCTTCTGATATTCTAACTCCGGTTGAATATAAAAACTCGATCAAAGCCCTGTCCCTTACCCTTTTGCAGCTGCTTCTCAGAGCCTCCATGTCCCTCACGCTAAAAGGTTTTTTTATGATCTTTTCAACCTTTATCTTTCCTATTTTTTTCATAGGATTTCCCTGTGTGAGATCTTCCGCTGTCAGAAAGTCCCAGAAGCTGCTCAGGTAATGCATTCTGGTTTGAATAGTAGACATTTTCAGTTTTTTCACCTCTCGCAGATACCCAAAATAATACCTTATATCTGTCGCTTTGATATCATTAATATCTTTCCCCATAAAATTCAGCGCTTTCCAAATCTCACGCCCATACTGCCGCATGGTTCCATCCTGCCTATTCACGGCCAGTTTGCTCTTAATAAACAGATCCAGTTTTGCGGCATTCCCACTCAACCCGGTTGGTTTCAGCTCATAACATTCCTGCTTCACCTCCACCCCGTGAAAATTTAGGTAAAGCACATTATTCAGTTTTTCGATTTGATCCTCCTTCAGATATGGCGTCATTGAATCCAGCACCTTTTCCAATATTTTTTCTATCATGATGACATCCTCCTTCTCCTTTATTTTAAGGCAAAGTCATCATGCAATACAGAAAAATATTGAATCTTATTCCATCTTATGTTATATTTGAGGTACATAAAAAGGGAAAGCCAGAGAAGCGGCTACCCTCAATAGCTTATGACTTTACCGCTAAAAGCGGTTCGCCGTCACTACTTCCGATAGTGGCGGCTATTTTCTTCCCCTGAAAATCTGATAGATCAGACCAACAAGGGCGACAATGAATATTCCAACCTGGATCAGCTCCGGATATGTAACATACATTGGCATCGCCCTCCTTTCTTTCGTCTGGAGGGTAGCCCCTCCGTAAACAGAGGGTAAGCCGCCTTTGGCTCTCTGGTTTTCCCATAACGGGATTATAGCATGCCCTTATACTTTCTACAACTTCTTTTTTGCCCGAAAAAGAGCAGTCAAAATAACTGCTCTTTTCGTATATATCACGCTACTCCTTTTGGCGAGAAGCCACTCGCTTACAGAAGCAATTTCATTTTATCCCACAATCCCTTTCCTGTCAAACACCGGGTTATATAGTGATATTCAGAATCTGCAGAACGATCTGTCAGCTCTGGATACTCGGGTTACTAATGCCATCAATGGTGGAGATCTTTCTGCTCCGTTTGAAATGAACTTCCTTATAACGCCATACTCAAATAGTATCTCAAATGTCGAAAATTCGGCAACATTGGATGCAAACACAGCCAATAAATTGCAGTACACTGCATATGCTACCTATAATAATGAGACAGGCGATTATGATGCCAAAATCACCAGAACATATAGCACCGCGGTAAAAATACCTGATAACAAGTGTATACTAACCTTTTCCGGGGCATGCTTAGTCCGATCAGGTTATGCTGAGCATGTTGACAACAACCTCAAGGTCGAAGTGTTAAATTCTGCGGGTGCAAAACTGGCGGAAACCTCTGCTATCAACAGCACCGCCAATAATACAGTACAGTTATCTTTGGCATCCCTCAAGGGACAGACTGTCAAGTTAAGAGTCAGTATGATGAGTGATGGATATCCTTTGAGGCCCAGAGGTTTCATAATATCAAAACTTTTGATATCCAACAAATAATAATTACTTATTAACCAGCAAAAGAGAATTAAAAGTAAGTGTAACAGAAGACCAACCTAGCGTAAATATTTGCTTAAATTTAACAGTTTTTCCCTGGAGTGAGGATAAATCTAAACTTGCTCCAGTAGTATGCAGTAAAATAGCCCCTGTTGAAGCATCCAATACTTGCAGCGTTTTTGTAGTTATGTCACGGTTACCGCCTGTATTCCATGAAACGGTAGGCTTTCCTATAACTTTGAATGACTGGTTCCACAGCCTGTAATAGGTTTGATATATCCCACTGCCTACTGCGCCGAATACATTCACCGAATTTGCGGAACTCCCTGAGATAGTAGGTGGATATCCCTGGCCGTCAACGCCTCCCTCAGAGTAGGGATAATTAAGGACATTGTATGAGTATGGTGCCGCCAGTGATCCTCCAGTAATAGCGTTGGTAACTCTGGTATCGAGGGCTAATAAGCTATTGTTAAGTCCCTCTATCTCACTATATAACCCAGTAATCTGATCCTGCAGAGCTTTGCCCTGTGCGGCCGCCAGCGGAAGTCCCGCGTTATCTGTAACGCAATTATTCACGATCTGCCCGGCATGAAGCACAAATTTCAATCCTGCCTTCAAGTTCGAAAACAGCTGGTATATATTTGTCCCCTTTACAAAGCTTTCTAAAAAATCCGTAAAGGATGTAATGCCTTCTACTTCTCCTGAATCATCCCAGTCCGGCGCTACTATTTTATTAATCTCTCGGTCAAAAACCTCTCTTGTGATCTGAGCCGCCGGATTTATAACAGCTGTTATACTTTTTGCGCCTCCTACAATCACATTCAGTTTCATTTGCACCAATTTATGCCGAATAGGTCCCGTCGGTACATTATCCGACTCAGCTGCAGAGACATACGCTGCCGGCATTATATAATTAGGATCGTCCGACATATCTACATATGCATACAGTATTTCTCCGAGATCCGGATCCGTTGCATACAAACCGATCTCAGTCATAACAAACCCGCTTTCCACCTCGGCATTATCCAGTTGCATCACCACATATCCATCTTCTCCATTCGGATTATACCCGCAGTCTGCAATAATACCATCCATTTTATATGAGACAATATCTGTCATAGTTAATATATCTGTCCCTTCCGGTAGTATTCCAGTTCCTACTTTAACCGACAAAAACTGCAAATCTCCAGCATTTGCTGAAAGCTTTGCGATCAACTGAAATCCCTTCTTTGTTAAAATAACACCCTCTTTATCCGCCATTTAATTGTTCCCTGCTCCTTTCTGATACTCCTATTTCTTCCATCACCATTTCATCTAATACCGCTGATACATATATGTCTGCGGATTTTTCTATGTCTCGATTGACTTGGCCAAGTCCAATATCATATTCTACATACTCACTTACCAAAGTTCCCACATATACTTCTGTATTCTTTTCATACTCCTGTCTATGGAGCACCGAAAACATAGTATGGGATTGCATTATATTCTGGATCAGCTTTTCAACCCTGTCATAGTCCAAATCGCTATTCCCCTTCTCCCGCACACATACCTGGAACATGTTCGGATGTTCCGGTACATACCCAAACTGTCCCGGATCATTCGCGTCTGACACCTCTGCAGCCATTCCTATCTGATTCTGGAGCATTTGCTCCATACGATATGGTATAATCGGTGCCCGGCAATCTCTTTTCTGATATATAAGCCTGCGGCGTTCTTCATAAGACAGGTTTTCACGCACTGGTAATCCCCATTTAATTTCATGGTATTTCAATCCCCATGTGGCAGTTTCCGGGAAAAACTGTGCCGGCATGTCTTCGGCCATCTCTAACGCCTTATCGTATTCGAGCCCCATAACCTGATATATCCATTTCCCGACATAAGATGTATCATAAAACCTGTCTGACACATAACTCAGCATTTTCCTAGCGCTTTCACTTGTGGGAAAGTTTTCCAAGCTGAACTTTTCCTTTTCCATAGCCGCCCCCTAACTAAAATCAAGAGTACCTGTTTCCGGGTACTCTTCTCTGTTCAGACTTATATTCTCTGTTTCTCCATTTATAAAAAACTCTTCAAAATCTATAACACCTACAATGTCCGAAATAATATGCCTGACATCGTTATATCGCACTATATCCTTTTGTTTCGTAGATTCATATACTGTTTTTACAGTGTTTGTAAAGTCCTCCTTTATCTGCTCTATAGATGTTGTTTCATCGTATATGAGTCCTGTGATCGTATAATCGATCAACACTGTCGTTGCTGGCACACATATTAACTTTGCAGAACCCGTCGGCAACAATCTCCTGCTCCTGTCTTTCGGCGATACGATATGGTCATACACTTTCTCTACCAGTTCTTCATTCGCCGGCTGTCCATTCCTGTCCACCAGGACAAGTTTCACTGTACCGGGGCCTTCAGCTGCCTGAATCACAATACAATCCCCAGCACCTGCTTCTTTTGCCCAACGGATAAAATTACTGTCATTTCCCAGATAGGTTAAGCTGTTCGCATACTCTTCAGCGATCCGATTATAATAGTCATCATTGCTCTCACGCTCTGTCCCCCCTTTTATCGGATCCGGATTACTAATTTCTGTAATATATCTATCCGGTTTCGCCATGAGGGTAATAACGTTTGCCGGCACATTGGAGCTGATTCCCTTTTCTACTGCCGACACAGGGATGATGGCCATCCCGCTTTCATCAATCTCAGCTGTCTCTGTCGTAGCAAATCCAATGGAAGGCCCTGTGTCTGTTGCCGGCGTACAAAATACAGTCCCCATCTCAATCACTGTTTTTGGTTTCCCTATAACTTTCACTTTTCCGGATGCACTCTCAGGAGGATGCCTTTCCAGATGCACCTGCCGACCATGGATATCCAGCCATTCATCCCACGCATACTGTGGAAAACAGATCATCAATGCCCTTGTCATGTGATAATTGATAAACTCATCTATTTCTAACGCCGCAGGCATGGTAAAGTCATAGGGGAACCCGCCAGGCATATCATCGATATCTGCCGGCAGATTGTTCATCATCCGCTGATGAATCTCCTCCGCGGTGCTGTTTTTCATAAAATCTGGTATTGCAAATTTCGGCTGCATGATTCCCACCTCCTTAAATTGTCACTGTGATCTCATCTAAACCAATTCCTTTCACCCGAAACCGGAAATGCATATTATCCCCGTCCCACGAAAATGTAAAATCCCAGACATCTTCTGTTCTGGGATTGACTTTAAGCGCTTCTGTTATCGTTCTTTGCACCATGGACTCGATCGTTTTTTCGTCATCATTATCCATGGCACGTTCCATTTCAGTGCCTATGGAATCCGGGTAAGCAAGGCAGCGATATCTCTCTGTCTGGGCAATCTTAAAACACCATATCGCAAAAGCTTCCCTGCCGTCACATTCCACCATCCGGTTCGCGCCATCCCGGACAAAATCTCCTTCTACAGGATCCCACCGGACACTCCTCCGGTATTCTGTATCATATCCGGAGTTTTCCGGAATAAACTCCGGTATATCCACCACCGGAAATAATGCTTCGGACATCCTTCCTTACCTCCCTACGATCTTTCAATAATATCCACAACTACCGCCTCATTCTGCACCCATGCCACAAGTACACGATCACCGACGCCTACGCTCCTCATCTTCTCCGGGAGAACAACCATGTGGGAATGCTCTCCCCCCTCTTCTATCTCCGGATGCGCATGACTGCCATCCTGTTTTGTTTCCGCAAATTCTTCTCCCGCTGCACCAAGAGTAAGCTGCCTGCAGATCGAATATTCTCCTTTTGGTATCGGTTTGGGAAAAGTATTCGTCACAAGGCTCCCATTTGCCTGTATTTCTCCAAAATCCAACACCAGCGGAGACTCATTTTCGCTCTTCATCCTCTGGCTCAAAACACCCGCCAATTGATTTATACCTGGATTTCCATTATTTCCTTTCATTCTCCATTACCTTTCAATCGAATGTTCCATCGTCTACCCATCCATATACATTACTTTCGCTGTCTGTATGGATAAGATGCCATGGATGGGATTTACCTCTTCCATCCTTGATCGTGATCTTTGCTTTGCCGGCTCTCGCATTATATCCTTTTGAGTCCGCGTAACTGCTGACATAATGGGTTCCGCCGTGGAAATTTACAATATCACCCACTTTGTACCCTTTCTGCTCGTTTGACGGCTGTTCTGCATATTCCAGATCCATCGTCATGCTGTACATATCTGCATTGTGCTGGACACTTTTTACATAGTAATAATCCGCCACAAAGCCACTCATGATATAGACCAGATCACCTTTCCTCACAAAAGGAACATCCGGCCCCTGTACTACCATTTTTTTCTCAATTTTTCCTTCTCCATTGATGATCTCCTGTGCCGCTGAATTTGCATCACTCAAACTTTCATCAGATCCTCTGGTATATATCCTCTGGCGTATGCCATATGCTGTCTGGCCATTCAAAGTTGCATCTATACTGCTGCTCCCCTTATCGTTCGCCTTTCCAACCACTTTTACTCTGGTAATAAGGTTTTCCAGGCTTATCGTCTGGCTAACCGACTGCGTGTTGTCCACCTGGAATACATACACATCGGTATTGCCTCCCCACGGGATAATGCTCGTATATCCTTTGGATGCCCTTATCATACACTTTTTTTCGCCTTTTTTCGCCGCGTCATCCAGCAGCTCCAACATAATATCTGACAGATATTTGTTGTTGCATACCGTTTTACCATGCGAAGCATTAGGACCTGCATATTCTCCCTGTGGGATTTCCCAATCGTCCATAATGCTCTGCAGGGCTGCCTTCGTTCCGGTTCCAGAAGGAAAATACCTGTTGTCCTGACTCTTCTGTAACTTATAGAGTTCGTCATAGCAGGTACACTTCAGATCATTTCCTCCATTTCTTTCCACTGGGTTCCATGTTTCCACATACCCTCTCGCCACTTCTTCATCAACCGAAGATCCATCCGACGCAAAAATGCCTATCAGACACCCAGGCTTGATGATATTCATGAGATATCCTTTTGAGGTATTGTCATTTCTGGCGGTAAAAGAAGAACGCATAGAGAGTTCCTTTTCATTCTCCTCCCAGCCCAAATTCTGTATGTAATCCTTAATATTGTACTGATTGCCGTTTTCGTCCATCACCACAACACGATACTTAATTTTGGACAGATCAATCATGGTTCCCTCCTATCCAGGCAGTGTCAGGGTCATTCCTGGCCATATCCAATGGCCATGATCAGAGCTCGATTTCCCGCGCTTTTTTGCCTCTGCTTCTATCGTGGCTGCATTGGCTTCGTAGATCTGCGTCCATTTATCGAATCCACCTATCTGTTTGGCGATCCCTTGTAAGGTATCGCCGCTCTTCACCGTATACGCACCACCCGAACTGTTTGCTTCCGCTCCAAAATCATTCCGCGGCTTTGTCTTTTTGACAAACTGTGCAATATTCATCTCATTCGTCGTGTAGATCCTCAGTGGCTTTTTTTCAACAAAGGCAATGGCGTATTCGATGTTGCCATATGCTCCTATTGGTTTCGGCTGGAAAGAGGAGATCGTAACATCCACATTGATCCATGTTTCCGTTACGATCAGATTCAGAATGGTTTCTCCCGCCATAAAATCGGTCAGGATCTTAACGCATTCATTCGGTTCCCGCCAGCTTTTCACGATCGCTTCATTCTTTTTGGATTCCCCAAAAAAGACGCCGTTCCAGGTGAATTCTGCCACATCCATTCCCTTTGGTATTTTGACAGTCCCCTGCGATATGATATCGAAGCTCTGGTATTTCGCCCCATACTTTCCCTGTATACTCTCCGGCAGGGACGGAAACGTGAATTTTGACCCATTCCCCACCGGAATCAACCTTATATCCATTATCTACGCCTCCTTTAACGGCATATTGGAAAATACCTCTTTCAGTTTTCCAGCTATCTCTCCGCCCAGTTCATCCGCCATCTCTTCCATATGTCTCCGGATAACAGTCATGATTTTTTCCTCATCCTGCCCTCCGCCTGCCTGTATGACAAACTCAGGAGACATCTGTACACTCACCTGTATCGTTCCACCATTATCTCCACCATTTCCGGCAGATCCATACGGCGCTGCATCATAACTGCTTTCGGTTCCTCCACCGACATAACCACCATCTGCATGAGCAGATACCCCTAACGCTGCGCCCGCCTGCTCATACAGATCCAAAGCCCTCGTCCGCCTGCTCGGATTCGTAGGAATGACAAATTCGCCGTACCCCTCCTCTGCCAGCCAGGACAGCTGGGGGCCTCCGCTTACATATCCGCCACCCGCATGTCTGCTGATTAATTTTGATGCAAGACCGGTGATGCCGAGACCAGATGCTTTTTTAGTTTTATCCACATCATTTTCCATCATAAAATCGGCTGCCCGCCCTGTCACCAAACTATAGTCCGCACTTAATTTAACCGCTGCTTCCACCTCAAACGGATCAGCAGATGCACCGTTCAAAGCTTCCTCGATCGCTGATCTTAAGGAGGGCGTTTCTGCAAGAATACTCTCTATAGCACCGTCTGTAAGCGCCGCACCACATCCTGATCCTGCTTCGCTGAAGGTCCCCGTCGGTATTGTCTCCGCCGTTGCTTTCAACAATTCGGATATGGCACCTATCTCTCCGACATCAAGTCCCTCCAAACCGAACCACTCTTTTATATCATCCGCCGTCCAGGATTCCACATTCGGCTTGACCAAAAGGGCATTCTCCATCACCTTTCCCATCTTCTCGGCCGTTGTGCCTTCCAGCTCCGGCAAAATCCCATCCAGCTGTTCTTTATAGGCTTCCGCAACAGATTCCAGCTGGAAAGATTCAACATCCAGCGCCACTTCCTTTATCCGCGCATGGTATTCCTCCCCGGCTCTGGCAGACGCCTCGTCGAATTCTTCCTGTGTGATCGCGCCATCTGACAACTGTATGTTCAGATTTTTAAGGACACTATTCAGCGCGCCATCTGCCTGCTCTGATGCAGATGCCGCATACGCCTTCAATTCTTCCTGCATCACCCGGAAACTGTCGATATCCATCGAAGCACCGCCGTATTTGATTTTCATGGCCTGCCAATCCGCTTTACTCTCTGCGTCCGCAAGCTTATCTGTTATCCTGGTGATCTGATTCTGCAGGTTCTCAATCTCGGCCGCCTCATCCAGTGTGATCACTCCGTCTGTCAGAGCGATGTTCGCTTTATCTGTCAGTTTTGCGCCCAGTTCCTCCATCTGAGCAGTAAGATCTTTATAGTAACTATCTATCCCGTATGTATTGGCATCGTCACCGGCAAGCAGTTTCAGTGATGCTGTCGCCTCATAATGTCCCGCATTGATATACTCACTTCCACTGGCCAGGAGACTGCTGATCGCATTTCTGTAATCATCCTGATCTGTATCAGATAATTCTGTACCGACTTTCAGTCCAATCTTCCAGTTTTCTTTTTTCAGGTTACTTATGGATGACTGCAGTTTCCCAAGTGTCGCCTCTGTCTCCGATGCTGCTTTTGAGTATTCTTCCAATCCATCTGCCATATCTCCAAAGACAATCTCACCTGCCAGCTTCTTGACTTCCGTCAGAGACAGGGAGATATCTCCAAATGCATTTTTCGCTGAATTTGCGACCTCTTCCCGAAGCATCAGCGCAAACTCCCCCGCAGAGACTTCCGTATCCTTCATGGCCCGCATCAGTTCCCGGTTTTTAAAAGTGATCCCTTCTATTGACAACCCGGTAGCCTCAAAGATCTTCTGTGCCTTCTCCGCCTCTATTTGCATCTCTGCCACATTGTCATAGTATTCATCTTTTACCTTATTTCCTTTGATCCATCCGGATATCCCGCCGACACCGGCGCCGACCAACGCCCCGACTGCCGTCCCGAGCCCCGGGATTATACTGCCGATTGCTGCGCCTGCAGCCGCTCCGGCTGCTACCCCGCCTGCTTTCCATCCCGCCGATTCTCCATATGCCGCTCTTTCAGCTGAATCATCGGATTTCACTGCCTTATATGCATCCAGCACACTGCTGATCAGCGTTGCACCGGCGGCCACCCCACCTGCTATTGCACCACCGCCGGCAAGTGCCGCACCGCCTCCCGACAAGCCAGACGTGGCAGCTCCTCCATTAACCGCATACCCAACATTAGCCAGCCCGCCAAGAAGACCGCTTCCGCTCACCACAGCATTCCCGGTTGATCCAATAAGAGAGCCTGCTAAAGATGTTCCCGTGGCAGCGTTAGTTCCAAATAATCCCTTTCCAACACCAAATGCCCCCTTCCCTGCTTTAAATAACGGGGAAGCCATTCTGCCAAGCACAAGCGCAGACACAACAGAAGAAAACCCTGCTGATTCCCCTCCCGGGAGCAGCTTACCGGCGCTGGAAAGCATATTGCCAAATCCCTGCATCAGCTTTTCTGAGATCATGTCAAAATCAAACCCTTCTGAAAATCCTTGTGCAAAAGACTTTCCTATACTCGCTCCTTCATCCAACGTTTCACCGATATCGATCCCCAGGAGCATCATCACGCCGGTTTTAAGTCCTGTGCCGATTCCGGCACCGATGTCTTTTGCATATTCCGAAAACCTTGCTTTACCGGTGCTATTCCACCATTCAGCGAACGGTTCTGCGATGAATTCATCCCATGCAATTTTGACTTTTCCCCAAAAATCTGCTTCCTGCCATTCTTTTGTGTCAGATATCGCATCAAATTTTTCCTGTATCCGGCCGATTTTTATATCTGCCCAGTCTATAAAATCATTCAGGCCCTGCTCGATAGCCGGCATCTGAGCAGTCAGCCAATCAACAAACTTTCTGGCATATGGTTCCAGACGTTCGCCCAGAGATATCTTTACCCCATCCGCGGCACTCTGTAACAGAGTAATGGAGCCTGCCAGATTATCGATCATTGTATCTGCCATACGCGCTGACGCGCCATCTGCATTATTAATGGCATCCGCCAGCTTATTGTAATCTTCTTTCGATGCATTCAAAATAGCCAGAAGTCCTTTCTGTGCCTCGGTTCCGGCTACCGTATTGGCCAGACTGGATTTCTGTTCTGCCGTCATACCTGCAGTAGCATTTCTCAGTTCTTCCATCACATCAGAAAGATCTCTTGCATTCCCATCAGATGCAAAAAACTCAATCCCCAGATCATGCAATGCATCCGCCGCGCCACTGGTGTTGGTGGACAATCTGGTAAAGATTGAGTTCAGTGCTGTACCTGACATGGTTGCTTTAATTCCTGAATTCGCCATGAGCCCTGTCATCAAAGCAACGTCTTCGATGGAGTAGCTAAGCGATCCCGCCATAGGACCGACATATTTAAATGTTTCCCCCATCATAGACACATTCGTATTGGCATTGGACGCCGCTGCCGCCAAAACATCCGAAAAATGACCGGCCTCCGATGCATTCATTTTGAAGGCAGTCAAACCATCTGTGACAATATCCGAAGTAGCTCCCAGCTCTTCCCCAGACGCCGCCGCAAGACTGAGTATGCCCTCAATACCGTCCAGCATATCCCCAGTTTTCCAGCCGGCCATTGCCATATAATTGAACGCCTCCGCGGATTCCTCTGCTGTAAATTTTGTGGTAGCGCCCATCTCTTTCGCTTTGTTCGTAAGCTTCACCATTTCCGAACCTGTAGCGTTGCTTATAGCTTTCACCTGCGACATAGCGGCCTCAAAGTCTTTATAGGTATCTATGGTATCTTTCAATCCTATACTGACCCCGAGAACCGCCCCTGCTTGAAAGAGAGGATTTTTCAACAGATTGAGGATCCCTCTTACAGGCGAAGTGACCAGATCGATCGCTTTCATGGTCACATTCCAGGTTTTTCCCGCAAAACTTCTCAGTCCCCCTCTTATCGTGGAGAGAACCGGCGTGATCCGTTCCTTTGCTTCCAACAGGACCTCATACTTTTCCTTCGCCCACTTCGCCAGACTTTTTTCCGTTTTCTGGGCACGCCTGTCAAATTCGGAAACATATTCCGATGACTTTTTTGCTTTCTGTCCAGCTTTATCCGCCTCAGCGCCAAGCTTCCCAACCTTTTTAGTGACATTTGATAATTCAGGTTCCGTATTGTCTATTGTCTCGATCGGGATCTCGATCCGCAATGCCTCAGCCATCCTCTCCACCTCCTTTCGTCCGTGATTCTAAAATGATCCTCATAGAGGCGAGCATAAACGCTTGCACGCCTTTTGGTTTCTCATAAAATTCATCCGGGGGAATGCCTGCTGTCTGAAAAATGTGATGCAACAGACAGGCTTTTCCCCCGGCTTCTATCAGTTTTTTGCGACCTCCTCCAAGTTGTTATCGTAGCCGCTGATCTCATCGATTTTCTCGATTATCCTTTCTTTTTCGCCTGCTTTCAGCGAATATTCGATCACATCCAGGCCGTTCATGATGCGGTCCTTTTTCGCGTTGAGTGCTTCCCAAATTTTGCGGTTATCCCAAAGTTTGGCTTTATCCTCCTCTATCGTCGCCTCATAAATAACGGCAGACTGGTATTTGACCCGGTTTGTTTCATCCGGCACCCTCATGCCGAGCTGCTTGTTTCGAACATATTTGGTATGTTTTTTGCGGCACTTCTCATATTCCTCCGAGCCAAGCGGACGGATATGGAACGAAAAAAAGAGGCGGCCATCCCGGATGATATCAATGCGCTGCGTTTCATCCGAAGCATAATTCGCCGCATCGATAAGCCCCTGAATGAAGTCCTCCTCATTCGCGCGGATCATCTCTTTCGTCTCTTCCTCATTTGATTCATATTCTTTTACTTCCTGAGCATCTTTTTCTTCTCCCATAGCGCTCTTTTCCTCGATATTTACGCCTTTTACATAATCTTTTGCCATCTGATTTTCCTCCAATTTTTTTACATAATAAAAGAGGGCAGCTTTAGGCCACCCTCACGCTTATTTTTCAGTTATTAATCGATACTGAGCCGGGACTGAAGTTTTGGATTCCTGTTCACAAAGAAATTCCAGTTTCTCTTAATGACATCCCCGACAGTTACATTCTGAAGATCCACCGTACCAGAAGGAATGCAGTCCCTATAAGTCACACGCTCCTCAGAACCATTCCGGCCAAGAATTGAACCCTGGAAGTCCCAGATAGGCATGACCTGAGTCTCCATAGCTTCCGCCATCTCTACAATGAACGCATCGTCTTCTATCACAATCTGAGACATCGTAAGATTTACGGCGAATGTATCCGCTGTTTCGTGCTCCTGTGCATCTCCCAACACTTTATACTTTGCATTGTTCCAATTTACACTCGACGCAAACTGCTCCACCGATGGCCAACGTAAGGGGGCCGGTTCTTGTGTCTATCTCATATGCAAAGCGCCGGCACAGGCTCTCCAAGAGCATGAGTTTTGCCCTTTTCCATGATTTAGGATATATCTCAATCGCTACCTGAATTTCCTCGTCTGTCAGCGCCGTAGTATCGGAGCCTCCTTCCACCATCGTATCGCCCAGCTCAAACCTCATGCGATCCTTTCCCAATTCTCTGACATTCGCCGGATCATATGTGTATTCACCTTTCGCCATCAGGTATCAACCTCCTCCGTATTGGTGCCTGTGGTTGCGTTACCGCCTGTGGATTCGTTCGAATCGACGGAAGTGGAGAATATGTTATCTGCCTGTTTTTTTGCGGCATCCTTGATGGTTTTACGAGTATCTGTCGCATGGAGAAGTATCAGGACATTCTCAGATTTTACACCGGCAATCGCTGTGACCCCGTCCATGGCATTCATTTGCATAATGCTGAATACCTGCTGAATTTCCTCCGGGGTTGCCGGAACTGCGGTCTGCTGTTCATTATCTCCATCAGAGCCTCCCTTTACCGGAATAATCACAGTAGCGTCAGGCAAAAAGCTTTCCCCCTGCAGAATATCTGTCGTCTCCTGTAATTCCTTCCATTTCTGTTCCATTTCCAGAACCGTATTATTCACTGCCTCTTCCACCGCCTCAGCAACCATCTTTTCAACCTGCTCCTGCGTAAAAAGGGAATCAGGCTGTCCACCCGATTCCCCAATGCTGTCTTTTAATATACTAATGACTCCCATCTTCTCCTGCAGCCTGGGATCTGCCACAAGATTTTCTGGTATTTCATCATCAATATAGAACTGCCTGCCGCCAAAACTGCAAGGCTTTTTCGCAATCAGTCTCATATCACGCCCTCCTTACACGGCATCTGCAAAGAACATACCCAAATCGTCCGCCGTCTTTTTCATATCAGCAGCCATAAGGCCCTCGATAAACTCGGAATGTGTTCCAGATTCTCCCGGATAGTTCAGAACCGGCATAATATTGCCGTTCCCAAGCATATCCCAAGTAAAGATATAGCCTGCGGAAGGCTCGTCGATAGACGGAGCGTCTGTCGCATAGGCCAGCAGGAACGCATTCGGATCGCCGATGTACTCCATCCTTGCCGCCTGCCCCATCTCTGCCTTATTCATGATGGATCTCTGCACCGTGATCCTGTCAATCTCAAAAAGCTGTGCCAGCACATTCAGCGTAACAGATGCAGGATTCACCGTAGAGCCGCCGTATTTTACCCTCTCCAAGATCGCCGGGTGTTTCTTCAATGCATTAAACACATTGACGCCCAGTGCCATCCTGTTCGGCATGCGACCAGTAGACTCGTTCATCGCTGTCTTTTTCTCGTCCACAAAAGACAAAGGGTCAGAATTACCATTGCTGAACTTGATAAACTGTCCGGATGTAGGCGTAGTGGAATCGACGCCGGTAAATTCCTGACTCCATACACCCTTTTTAAAAAATGTACGTGCAAACCAAGCATCCTGATGGATATTCGCCTGACTGGCCAGTGTCTTTGTCCTCTGCATTTTCGGGTCTGCTATCCTCGGCCCCATCCTCCTGTTGAGATCCGTCTGCCTGATCTGGTCGATACCCATAATCATCTGGTCCACCACGCAGGCGTAAGTATCCGTATCCTCGGAAAGCACTGCCGGATCAACTTTGCCGTATGCCGGTTTTCTGTGCCAGTTGTCGCGCAACAGATCCTCTTTGTTGAATATATAATAATTGTCAGAGGACAGCGAAACAGGACAGATCGGGAAAATCGTCTTTGCGAAGCTATTTGCGTCACTCTGGTAATATGCCAGCGCCATGTTAGAAAGAACCGTATGTGGTCTGAAAGCACCCTTCGCTATATCTGCCTGGATGCTTGCTGCTGTTCTTTTAGCCATTATTCTTTACCTCCTCCTGAGCCTCCTGGCTCTTCTGATATTTCATGATCTGCACTCTGCAGTATTCGTCTTTTTCAACCGCCGAAAGTGCGATGCCAACCACATAGTTGCCGGACTCTGCCTTGACGGCCAGACCGCCGGATGCCGTGACCTCATCTCCTTTGGCAATATCGCCACCGGCAAGAATGTAGCCGATGTCCTTGATCTGGATGTCAACATCATCACCGGCATTCACCTTGCCGGATTCTACACCAGTGATATCATTGGCTCCTGCCTCGATCAGCGCGATCCCTACTAAAACTGCGGAACCATCCGCCGCAAGGACAACATTGCCGTCCTTATCGTATGCCACGATCCGGTTCCTCACATCCTTGATCTCCGCTCCGGCCTGCTCCACGATAGTCACACTCTGGTTAATCTGTACTCCGTTGAAATTTCTGTTTGCCACTTTTCTAACCTCCTTCCTCAGAATCCTGCCTCTTCCTCATATTCACTCATCAAATCCGGGTTATCCTCCCATGCTTTTGCTATTGCCGAAGCATAATCCAGGGAAGAATCCTTCTCCATATACCCTTTCGCGATGGCCTCAACCTTTGCCTCCGCGGATCCCATTGTGCCGGAGCTATGACCAGACTTGCCGATCTCGGAAAATGCCCCGGACTTTTCGACCATGGCTACTGCCTGATCCAGCACGGCTATCATATCATTGTAAGCAGTGCCTCCGGCCGCTCTGAGGCTCTTAAACAAAGGAACCAGCTCCTCCTCTTTCTTCCCGATGATTGCATATCTCTTTGCGACTTCTTTCAGTTCCCTCTCCTCCGACTCTTCCCGGAATTTCTTTAATCCTTCCAGTTCTGCTTTTACTGCCGGGTGCAGTCCTTTGTAGATATCGTTCGGTCCCTCTTCCTGCTGTGCAGGTTCCGCACCTGTGCCTGTCGGTGCAGATTTTGTCACCGCCGGCGCTGCTCCGGTCTGGACCTGGTCTGCAGATCCGGGCGTACCTGTACCTCCGTTATTCGGATCAGCTCCCTCCTCTGTGCCATAACGCTTTTCGATACTTTCCAGAAAAGCTTTTTCTGCCTCTGTCAGTTTGCTCTTGTCGATCTTCATTCCCATTTCTTTTTCCTCTCCTTTCGGGTCTTCAATGTTATTTTCATCCTCCTTTGATTTCTTTCCTGCATCTTTCGCCTTGTCAATGGAGGCATTCAGTCTTTTTACTGCAGATTCCATGATACTCAGCTCGGTCTCAGATACCTCCTCACTCTTTCTGACAATGCCTGTTTCTTTGCCGCTGGACCATTTCGAGATGGACTCTTTTACGACCTCGTAAAATTCATCAAGGCTCTCCTGCATCGCCGTTGCCGTACTGGTACTGTCTATTTCCTCATCATTCAGGATCGAGCAGAGGGCAGACTGCAGTGCATAACAGATATCCCACATTTCATCAGCGATCTTCCGATTATTCATTTCATTGACTTTTTCGTGAAAACTCACAAAATCGCCTTTCTGTATTTCATCCACTGCACTGTCAATCTCATCCTCACCCATGCCCGCTGCTTTTCCGATAAAATCAAACAGCTTTTTCAGCACGCTTCTGGCATCCTTCCTGCCATCCGCCTCCGCAGACGGCTTTTCACCATCCTTCCGTTTTGTCATTTTGATGTCCGCATCAGGATTGGCACCTTCATCCACAAAATCAACCTTACTGATTTTGAGGTTTTTCAATTTTGCAGCCACTTTACTCCTCCTTTCCATAGATTTTTATAAAACAAAAAAGCACCCGTTTTCGGATGCCTCTTGATTTATCAAAATATATACTGTTATTCTGTAACTTCTACCCTTTCAGCTGTTCCTTCGATCGAAAACATCGAATATGTCCCATCTTTTACCTTTTCCCAGACATCTTCATCCAGGACTTTGAAGCCGATCCACCAGCCGATCGGAAGGGTACCGGGCGGAATGCCCATAGCCTGCATCTTCTCTTCCGTGAACACTACACTCTCTATCAGAACAGCAGCGCCTCCTCTCTCATGCATCTCTCCACCTTCCCGGTACAGCAGAACATACTCATATGCTGCCCTTTCCAGTTCTTCCGGTTCTACGATGTCTTTCTGCCAGTCTTCGATTAGTTCTCCATCTACACGCATGGAAACACTCGCCCATCCAAAGGCCAGCATCTTTTCATCATCAGATTTCATGATTTTTAAGCGCCCTTTGATGATGTCATCCACCTTCTGGATATCAGCCGATTTCTGGATCAGGTCAGAAAATTTTTTCACATTTACCACCTTCTTCCTACCAAAAAAGCTGCCGGACGACAGCTTATAAATTTTTCCATTATTTCGTTTTGGGCAATTCCGGGAACCCATTCGTATTCCGCACTATCATGTCAGAAAATTTCTTTATTTTTGAGGTTGACTGAGTCTCCTTTTCCACTTGGCCATCCCTTCCAAGAATCTTATCCAGCTTAGGCCTATAAATTCTCTCGAGTTCCGTATAAATCCCGTTATATCCATTATCCAAGCAATTTCCACCCTTACGTTCCTCATAAGATGGTATTTCATCTATTTTTCCCATCCATTCATTAAGTATTGCATCATATTCCTTTTTCTCCTGCTCACTTAACTGCTTTCCTGGCATAGATAACACCCCCCTTTTCCGCAAGCGCTTCCATAGCCAGGTGCTGTAGATCTTCCCCAACTGCTTCCATGCCATGTATAAGTGCCTCACGGTATATCTCATTATAAGATATTTCCTTGATTTTATCCAGTGGAACCGCACTATATGTATAATATTTATTCACTGCCTGCAGTTTTGCTATGTTGGGGTTCTCTTTCATAAACTGAAAATCTTCTTCCCCAAAAGATACAATCCCATTAGTAAGCGGATGGTTATGGGTTATAGATGCGCCTGCCATGTCAATGCCGCTAATACTTACGCTTGTCGAACTGCCTGCCGCATGGTACAAATTCCCGGCTTTATCAATGACAACCACATTTTCCACCATATCCTCCCGGAACAAATCCCCATAATACTCCAAAGCCTCCTCCGTCTTTTCCGGATCGATCTCCCCAAGTTTCTGCATATTAGTGCCAGCATTTTCCCCCGTCTGGAAATCATCTGCACCTCCCGCGCCTAGGAATGCAGGCGGTGAAACCTCAATGTATTCCACTGCACATGCGCACCGGGGATGTGCCGGCGGTAATAAATGCTGTCCATTGAACAAAAGCTTTCCTCCGATTTCAAAATCAGAGTCCATATCAATTTCCACGCCATCCAAGGATGCACACAATTTGCAGACCTGATCATCTCCCGATGTATTCCAGCGTTTTTTACACTTTCCAAGCAAATTCTGTTCCTGTGCCTGCCTGATTCCCTCGTCTGCACCGCGGTTATATGCAAAGGCGCTTTCGGTCTGAGCAATCGTCATTGCCCGCGCCCTGTGTTTCCTCTCCGCATACTTCTGTGTAGCATCAAGCGCTTTTCTCCGTATACTTTCCGGTTTCATCCGTGGATGATCTTTTTTCAGTGTCGCCACAATGCTATCATAAAACTTCACAGCTGCCTTTGCATCACCTTCTGTCAGTCCGATACAGGGACGGATCAGTCTGGAGAGTTCATCTACCGTGTGGCCATCGCGCATTTTCTTCGTCAGAAGTGCCGCAATGGCATCTTTCTGATCCTTTGTACTCGCCGTGACAAACTCTGCACCACGTTCTCGGATCCAGTTCAATATTCCTGACGTCTGCATGTTGAGTTCAAAAGCAATGCCATCAAGAATAGGTTGTCCCGCTGGCCCGGCTGTGATTGCATCCGTCCACAATTTGCTGAGAGTTCCCTCCACCAGAATAGAATAATCCTGTTGCCATAGCCTCAATAATTCTTGGCTTACAGATCCCTCTTTAACGGCCTGTCTTAATTCCTGATATGTAATGGCATCCTGCTGATCCTTCCAAAAACCACACAAGATTTCTATAGGCTCCCCAGTAACAGCGGCACTTTCCAGGTACTCTTCCAGTCGTCGAAGAACTTCCTGACCATTCTTTGTTTTTACTTTTCTCACCCTTTTTGGTGGAATCATCCGGAATCCCATACGTCAATTTTCCTCCCCAGCCGTTTCTTGGCCTCCTCAACTTTCTTGTCCGGAACTTCATCTTTGTCTGGTTCAACACCTGCTGCTGTCTCCGGCTCTGGCGGCTGGTTCTGCTCCTGCTGATCCTGCCTCGTCCGATCAAGCTCCCTGGTGTCAGAGGTCCTTTCTGGGAGATGCCCCACCTGCCGAATGTAATCCTCTAAGCCATCATCTGGTATCAGGACGCCTATACCAGTCATGTCTCTGATGAACGCTGCCACCTTTGTGATGTCAGCATCCTCAATATCTCCGTGTGTCATTTTAGGATACTCTGTGATACCAGCGAAATGTTGGCCGTTAATATCAATCAACGCTGGTATACCCTGACTGTTGAACGTCTGACAGATAATATCCAGAAACGCCCCTATGGCAACAGCAAACAGCTCCGTCTTATCGGAACTCAATGCCCAGCTACCGGTTTTATCGTGCCCCAGAAAAATAAAATCCGCCAGTACCGTCATTGCAATTCGGGTATCATAGCGGTTAATGATCGCATTTGTATCAAATTGTCTGGTGCCTCCAGTGCTTAAAAGTTCAAATTCATATCCTGCCGGAAGAACAAGCCCCTCCATTTCATCCCTTCTGATGCCTCTCACCATACCCTGCAATTTTGCGTATCTTTTAACATTATCCGGTATGTTTTCATCCCACGGATCAACTCCATCTGGAGTGTGTATGACTGGCAAACCAGCCAGGTCTCTTTCAATGCCAATCCCTTCAATCTCCTGTATGCGCCGTTTGAAATACCATGGACGGTATGCGTTCCTCAGGATACTCCTGCCTTCCGGATTATTCTTTCTTGACTTTGTGCGAAATAGCAGGGCCTTCTCAATGGGTATCGTGAAAGTACCAAAATCAGGAGGCGGCATCTGCGTCATTCCCAACAGATTATCCTCATTGTCGTACTCCCACTGATAAAGTGTTTCCTGCGCTCTAATAGGCAGTTTCCTCCAACCGATCAGCCCATCACTATATTTGCTCTTTGTCCGTGGATCCTTGGTGTTCCCCATCCGTCGCTTATACACAATCTCATGGTAGCTCCATCCGTATGTGAGGAAAGACAATATTTCAGAAATGGTGTCTATCCAGGTATCCTGCATATCGTTCATACAGGTTTCCACAAACTCAGCAGCTTCTTTATCCTTTGCCGTATCCCCACCAGGTTCCACGTTCCAGTCACACTGCCTAACCAGCATCTCTATAGCAAAAAGAATAGCTCCCACTATATCATCATTCTCAGACATTTCCGTGTAGGCCGCTATCCCTCTGTGCCCTCTCAACTCCGGCAAAAACTCTTCGTATATGGTTCCTCCATATCGTCGCTGTCCTATACGTCCAATCTCTTTGTTTTCAGCCATCTGTCCTCACCTCACCTTCTCCAATAGCTTGATTTATTAAGACCGTTAATAGCATCACTGCTTGGCACACTTCCTGTATATTTTTTAATTTTTCCAAGATATACTGACAGAGCCATTGCATCCCCCCTGTCTGGAGATGGAAGATTTCTTTTCTTCATTTCTTTCTTGCTTTCAAGCTCAAGCTTTCCGTTTGAAGCCATGAAATATTTTCTTGAAGCAAGTTGCGCAATACTATCTGAATCATCTGCAATTTCTATCTCTCTGTTCCTAAGAAGATCTCGAAGAACCGCCCACATATGCGTAGTCAGATTATTATAATGATCTGCAGCATCTTTACCATCTTTGGTATCTGTTTCAATTTTTTCTGCTGCATTGATAGGGATTACAAATAATCTATTTAGAGATTGTTCTCTTTTCACCTCATTTAATCGATCTGTTACTCCTCCACCAAGACCAGTATCATCGATATTCACATAAATTCCTCCCTTATATTCTGGAAAATCTTTAATAGTTTGCTTGTATAATGCCACTATCTCTCCAACAGTTCGCATCAAATCCTGACCACGATAACTTTTAGCCAGTCTGATTCTTCCTTTGGCGTTTCTGTATATAACAGTTTCATCATCCCCAAATCTTGCAACGTCAACGCCAAAAATAATAAAAGACGAATATTTTTCTTCCGGCAACTCGTATCTTTTATTGCTACATTGTTCAATATCGATAAGAGAAATAAAAACATCATCTTCCTGTTCTGGAAACTCTCCATATACACGGACACGAACCACATTGCTGTTTTCTCCGTACTTCCGCTTCATAGCCGCGATATTGTCCTTGTCAGTGCGTCGGCTATTCTCAGAGTTTACCGTATGGCACCGATACAGCGCCCGGTTTGCCATATGGCTGTCATAAAATGCGCCACTGGTCTTGGTTGGATTGCTCATCAGGAGTAATTTATTATCCCAACCCGTCAGTGTTCCCAATATTGCCTCCATGATCGGATCCGCGACGCCGGATGCCTCATCCACTACTATCAACATATGATCTTCGTGGAATCCCTGCATATTCTCTGGTTTTGTCGCCGTCTTTGCGACTGCGAACCAGCGCTCCGAATCCCCCGCCATATAAATTTTTGTTTTTGTCCAAGTAAGCAGGTTCTTTATCAGTGAAGAGCTTAGCCATTTCGCTATTTCTGCCCAAAGAACATCATAAAGCTGTTGCATGGTCGGCGCCGTGGCAATCACTTTAGAATAGGGTCTACATACAAGAAACCATATGATAAGACCGGCTTCCAGCGCTGTCTTACCAACACCCTGACCGGATTTCACTGTAACTTTAGGATAAGCTGCGACATCCGCCGCGACTTCCTCCTGCCAGCTGTCACATTTCATACCTAGAAGATCTTCCAGGAAGGCCGCCGGATCATCGTAATAAATCTCAAGGGCATTCATCAGGTCTTCCATCTACTTTTTCTTTCCTCCGCTTCGATATCTCGATGATCGCCGTTTTCCAATCCTGTGTCATTTCTTTGTTTATATCTTTTTGAACCACTTTTGATCTCAGGACTTCTATTCTCGCTTTTTGCTCCGCTGTCGCCAAATCCATATGTCCAGAGATCCAGTCAAGCGCTTTCATACGATCGGCAAGTTTTATACTCGCCCCATCTTTCCCCTGCTTAACCTCACTGATCAGTGTCCCATCAATATTACATGATTCCTTGAAACGGACAACATTCACTTCTTTTTTGACCTCTATTTTTTCACCGGTTTCTTCATCTTTCATAACGATGGGACCAAACGGACCCATGACAGGAATTGTCTCTCGCCCGAACTCCACATAGTCAGTGATATCTGCAAAGGCTATATCCATATACTTCTGAAATATATCCTCTTCGGATAACATTTCGCGATTAAGGCGGTTCTGTTTTAAGCGGCGGATTTCCGCTTTTACCCTAACATTTCCTAATAATCTTGGTCCTGCAGCCAGTGCCGTAGCATAATCCACTCCATATGCTTTCTGGTATGCTTTAGTCGCATTGAAGCATTTAACATATAAACAACAAAAAAGCCTCTGCTTATCTGTTAATTCTGGATTTTCTATCACTTGGGCAACTTCATCCGCAATGGCTTTTTCTTTATCATTTTCTTTATGGTTGTTTTTAGTAACGTTACTATTCCCTTTTAGTAACGTTACTTTATCCCATTTATCCTGACTCTTCCACTTCCTTACCTGTTCCTCTGATACCTGCAACTCCTCCGCGATACTTTTCAGCAGGCGGCTTTTTCCGCTTTCCAGCCAGAGCTGCCTTGCTTTGTCTCTGTCAGGGCTTCTTGGTCTTGCCATTTATCACCACCTCACTGCTGTTTTTTGATTTGCATTTGCCTGAGCGAAACAAAAAAGGAGCAGATACCACTCAGCATCTGCCCCATTCATATTGATAAAATTTTACAATACGATTATCTCACTTTTGAATTGCATAGTCAATGAACATTTTTTGAACATGGGATACTGACCGAACGTTCATGGAATCCCCCTATCATTTATGGATATTTTCTCTGGATCTACTGAATATTCAAACCGTCTACACCGAAAATAAGGGCAGACAGCCTTTCAGTGGCATCTTTCAGATCGAAATATACCTTCCTGGCAGAGATATGCTGCTTCTCCGCTATCTCTTCTATGGACAGGACTTCCCGCGCCATATACATGTCCCACAGGATCTCATAGCGTCGTTTTTCGACATCAGGATTTCTTGCTCGCTCACAATATGCCGCATAAAGCCCAAACATCGTATCGATATGTGACACGATGACCGCGGTCCTAGTGGCGCTGCGTTTGATACTCTCTATGACAACCTCATCATCATAAATGGACATCATTGATTCCAGTATGTTCGCCGCTGATTCTTCCATCTGTGTCCTGCCGAATACAGAATGCTCTGCATGTTCCTTCAGGGCATGATAGTTCCGAAGGAGCAGCTTCGTGTTACGGAGCCGGCGGTCTACCCGGCTATTGTTTTCCCTCTTCCGCTCCTGCTCAAAAGTTTTCAGGGCTTCCTTGGCACCGATTTCCGCTGCCTTCTCATACATTTCTTTAAAAAAATCAGTTGATACCATGACATATTCTGTTTCTTGGTCCTCTATCCTGTCATCCCCCTCTTCCGCCAGTGCCTGTCCCTTCTGATCCTCACATTCAGCAATCGCATTCTCCACAGCCTCCAATCCCAAGCCCATGTCCTCAGCAATCGCTTCCGCCGTCCATCCTGCATCCTTAAGAGCCATGATCTTGTTGGTATCAATTTTTTGCATTCCGCACCGCCTCCTTAAAAAAACTATTTGAATTTTTGTCATAATTATGTTATGATACATATGTTCGGTTGGGAGGGTTGCGAAAGCGCTCTCCTTTTTAATTTTCTTTATCTATTATCCATGATACTCCTCTGGCAATTTCAAGAATGGTTTCCACGCAATCACATTTTTGATAATATTGTGGTGCTTATCCATCCATTTACACCCATCATAAAATCCAATTAGATATTCAACCGTATCAGTCATATAGGCAATCTCCAACCGCTTCATATAGGGAGTTGGCTCAAATTCCATATATTCCGCTGTTACCGGCAACCGCTCACTGCATGGAATCCACCCATTGCCATAATACGCCGATGAGCACTCCATATTTGCTGTCGCCAGCTTTGCGGATAAGGATTCTATAGTGTCGGCGGCTTCATCCAAAAGTTTAACGGCCTCTGGAAAACACGCACCCTCAAACCATTTTGCTGCTTTCCTCAATTCATTTACCTGTTCACTGATCATAGACATTTCAAAATCCTCCCATTCCATTCCTCTATAACATTTTCTAATTTACTCCCAGTCGGATAACTATTATCGGGTACGGGGCAATCAGTATTATTACACTTAACCATATACATAATTCCTCCGCTACTCCAATGCTCTATAATTGGTTTCTTTCCGCATAACGGACAAGGTAACATTTTCATTCCCTCACTCCTTTCTATCAAAACAACCGCACCTATTCAGACCAATCCAAGCTTTGACCGCAATTATGGCAAAATTTGAATTTGTAAATCGTAATTCTCGTTGCTCCTTTTCTTCTCTGTTGCAAAATATCTTTGCAATTCGGGCAGATATAGTCCTCGTATTCCATATCATCTTCTGAATTTAAGATAATTTTCTTCGGTATCTGCCTTTCCCTTGCCTCCCGACATTCCTCGACTGTGCCGATTGCTCTGTACTGCTGAATTTCTTCAAGAGCTTTAATTGCAATATTTAAACTATCGCATTTAATTCTCTTCATTTGTTTTATATCATTTGACCCGTATTGAATCTCTGACTTTATCGATATAATATTTTCCAATGCTCTGCTTTCCTTCATTCTGTTACCTCCGCAAAATTGTATTTAATATAATTACCATTTGACCTCTTGGCCTTCCAATGAGCGATTCCACCATTATCCTCCGTTCATTCAACCACCGCCCATATACTCACCGATTTCATTCAAGATACAGATATTCCATTAAATCCGCAAAATAAAGAATACGGATAACATACAATCGGACGTCCAAAACAATCCTCTTCTCCCCACTTTGATTCTGCCAATCTTTTTTCACGTTCCTGTCTTTCGGCTTTACATAACTCCAACAATTCTTTTCCGCTGTAATGCCGTTGCCCTCTATGATGTTTTCTTTTCATTTTCTAACCTCACCGATTTCACTCAATGCCGCCAGATTTTACGATTTCAACTGCATCTCTGTATGCTTTTGCTCTTCCCTCTAAATCTGCCGCTGTTCCCCAGTTTCCCACTTGTGCAAGTCCGTCCGCTTCGCTCTGGAAATATTCTGCATTTTCTTCCAGCCGCTCCACAACCTTATCCACGTCATAGGCGGTAGGCATATCTTTGACCGTATTTTGATAATGTCGATATTCATGCAAATAAGAGCTAAATGTTCTGTCAGTCATTTTTTTAAGCAACGCATTTCTGCTAATCAAATCATTACTCATTCTTCCTTTTCTCCCATTCTTTCACAAACCACTTGACTTTCTCCAGAATAATGCTGTCGCAGGAAGTTATCTATGCAGTCAGTACAACGCAAATTCTCTTTGCAGCAGCCTATTCCTTTCAAGCCAAAAATCTCACAAAATCCGCAACTGTCGCTCGGCATTTTCCCAAAATACATATTCAGAATAATATTTGCTATCGCCTTGCTGTCTGTTTTGACAATCTTCTGTGCAATCTCTAAGTTAAATTTCTGCCTTTTCCTTAAATCAGCCCAAAAGCTGTTACATTCATCTCTATAATACTCGCTTGCATTTTTTAACTCTTCAAGTTCTTTTTCAAGCTGTTCTATTCTCTCTTTATCACTCATTTTCTTTCACCTCATTCCACTTCCCCGCAAACCACTTCAACACTTCTGCCTGCGAACAGCTATTCAGCTTCTAACAGAACACTTTTCCCTCTAATCCATCCACCAAAAAGCATTTCTTCCCCGTTTTCATCTGCCTTTGCAATCATCTTTTCAAATGGGATAATGTCACTTCTTGACTTATATCCCTCCAAATAGCAGACACAAACAGCTTTCCTCTCATTATCAACATAAATTACATTTCCGTCATATACTTCTTCTTTACCTCCGGAATAAACCGTAACATTAAATACTACTGTATCTCCTTTTTTTAATTCAGAGCACTTCATTTTCGCTTCCTTTCTGCTGATCGCTGTAGAATTTGAAAGTGTTTATTTTATAGATATAGCCTTTTGCAATCAAAGCGGATTGCAGTTTGTTTATTGTTGCTCGGATGTTCATTTATTTTTTCTCGCAAGAAATCTCGTCTGCTTACTGACAAAATATTCCTCTCCACAGCTTTTGCATTTTATTCTCACCGTATCACTGCAATATTCTCCATACAAACCGCTCAAAGGATTGTTAAACGGACTATCCAACTTAAACTCCTTATGACAGTATGGGCATTTCGGATGTACTATACTTTTCATATTTCCCTCCACAATCCCCCTAAATCATGCATTTTCAGCTTTCAAAATTTCATATGCCTTATTCAGCATAATCATATCAAAATAACCAAAATGACATTCTTCAATAGGAATATTCAAATTGTTTGCCAATTCTCTGTATGCTTTCTTCCTTGCGCTATGCCTTTTCTTAGATGTCTGCTCATTCTTCCATTTCTTATCAAACATATCATGGCACCGCATTTTCATTTCACGCATTTCAGCGTTTCCCAAAATCCCTAACGCCTCTTTTGGTCGTGGCTTGTGTGTTCCGACATAAGCACCACATTCCGTACAGTAATAGCATTTTCCGCTACCGTATTCTTTACCATATATCTTAGAATTGCTTATGTAGACCACCACACCACCACAAAGATTACATTTTGTAGGGTACAACTCTATCAAAATAAGTACCTCTCTTTCTTCCAACTTAATCTCTCTCGAGGGAGCGTGACTGCTCTCAGTATAGTTTTCATTTATGAAATTCCTTTGCCAATTTATTCTCCTTCGCTACTCATAACAAATTTTATACTTTCTGCCGTAGCGATTACTTCCCCGTCAATAATAAGTTTGGCATCTTTACCTTCTGTTCCAAAATATGGGCAATATTCTTTTTCGCACTTCTCCCAGCTAAGCCCCTCTGGTCTTCTGTCCGGTTTACGGCATGTAAGTTCAAATCCGCCTCCATCTTTATATCCTGGATAACAATATCTGCACAACATCTGGTATTCTCCAAAACTCATCTTCTATTCATCCTTTCCATCGCTATCATCTCCTTTTCTTTCAAAATTGCAATATTTAAAATTCCCGCTGTCAAGAAACATAGGAAGAATAATCTTTCCATTGTGCCCACAGAAATATATCTTTTGTGTTTTCCACTGCTTTTCGATCAGCTTTGAACATTGCAAGCAACATTGTTTTTGTTCTTTTTCTTCAAACATCTGTAAAGGAGTTTTCATTTTCAACCACCGCCCATATAAATCCTTAGTCCTCGTGATAATAATAACAATCGCCCTCGCATATTTCGCAACCATTGGGACAATCATCAATGTCAAGCGGACTTTTCTTTTTATCATCTGCTGCGCAATACGCATTATCAGGCAGACAATACACATCAATGCCATCTTGTACCATTCTCATTTTCTTTCCTCACCACTTCCATTTTCGATACATCAGAAACGCCGTTTTCATCTACACAAGGAAGTAAGTCGTATCCTTCCCAACAAAAGAAAATACCTGTTATAGATACTTTCGTCGTTTCTGGCTCAAATCCCGGGAGTGTCTTTACCGTTGCCCGGTTTACGGTCTTAAAACAAACATCAAACTCTCTTACTTCCCCGTCATCTAAAACAAGTCTTGTTTTGTCGCCAATATTAATAGGCGTTCCATTTTTGTCAAATAATCCTGTTATCATACTTTCCTCCAAAGTTTTTAATTTAAGATATCAAATATGTTGATTTGTCTATTCGCTTCAAAATTCATCCATAAAATTTCTTTTTTCTTATAATTTACCTGCGAATAACTTGTGGTCTCTTTCCGTTGCCAGCTTTTTAGTCTGTCATTATACAGATCATTATCATATCCTGACAGTATTACTGGACCTTTATGATCTAAAAGCACATCTATCAAATCATTATGGTCAGCATCGTCCATCTCGCATTTATATTGTTTCCCATGTCTGGTAGACAGTACATACGGTGGATCCGCGTAGATCAGTACATTCCGAAAATTAAACTTCTGTATCAATTCCACTGCCGGCCTGTTTTCGATCTGTACGCCTCGGAGCCGTTCTGCCGCCTGCATTATTTTTTCAGGTAGATTGCACCAGTCCTTTAATGCATAGGCACGTTCCCGGCCCTGTATATCCATTTTCCAACCGACCTTCTCCCCATTCGTGCGGAAACCATGTCCCATATTAAGCCTGATATAAAAATTTACTGCTCTCTGCAGACTGTCTTCCGGTACTGATGCAAATACATCCTCATATACTTGTCTCGCATACGGAGTATAATATATCTCGTGCGCCAACCTTTCCGGATCCTTCCTTATCCACTCAAACAGATTGACCACATTACCATCCAGATCATTGACTGTTTCAATATTACTCCGTGGTTTATTAAACAGGACTGCACCAGATCCAAAAAACGGCTCCAAATAACTGTGATGCTCTGGGAAAAATCCTATAATCCAGTTAGCTATTGCCCATTTGCTTCCTGGGTATTTTATAACTGCATTCGTATCTTTACACCTCTGATCTTATTTCTTTTTGAAAAATCCTCTGCCCACATTCGGGGCAATAGTTATCTTCCACTATTCTGTCATTGCAATTATTTTTTGATCCACAGGCAGGACAGCGATATTCATCCACATGTACTTCCGTTACCTCCAACGGAATCTGCTTCTCCGAAACCTCCTGTTCTGTTGGTTTCCAATCGTGCAATCCGCAGAAATCGTTCTCCAAGCGAGGAATTCCTATTCTAATGCAATGAATGTTTCTCTCCCCGTTTTCTTCTTCTGTTTTCCCAAATATACAATTTGCGCACCACGGCAGATCACTATTTTTATAATCCATAAATATACCTCATATTTTCTCAAAATTTTTATTTACAACAATCGCAAATCGACGTCACCTGATTAATCTTTCCAAGCGGATAATATTGCCCGCATATTTTACACCTTTGATAAAATGCATCTTTGCAGTAATTGCACAGAGGGATGTGTTCGCATATAGTTGGTTCCCAGAATGTGTTTTTCGTCTCCGCCCCACAATCGTGACATTTAGCCATAGTCTTCCTCCTCATAACTTGTACAGTATTTACACTTTTTACAAGCTTCGCACGGTTCGTCGTCTTTCTCTGCCCTGCCAAAACCCATACACTTACCGTCTCCATCTCTGTCCGGTTCGCCTATCTTTTTAATAATCCCACAATTATCCTGCGTTCTCTTTGCCATATCAATAAATCTCCCTTACTCAACTATTAAACATTGGCAGCATAGCCGGCATCTGACCGCTCTGATAAGCATTTTCAATCTGCGGTGCCATACATTCGCCGGCGGTACGACCGTCCGGAAGAACAATGTCATAGAGAAACTCCCGCTCCACCGTGCTGATTCCTGCCTCCACCGCCTCCAGCTTTGCATTTACGATCAGGTACAGTGCCCGCCAGCGGCTCCGGCAAGCCTGTTCCCATGCCGCGCGTGCAGCATCCTCGGTTCGACGTTGCCCGCGCCCAGGCGTATACCAGTATTCGCGCTCCTGCTTGTCCGGCAATGGGAGAAGGAACCGGATCTGACGCCCTGCCATGGAAAAACCGATCACTGCAATATCATCTTTATATCCGCTTTCGTACGGCTTACTGATACGGATGTTTTTTCTGCATAAGCCATATCTAATCCCCCTATTTATCTTCCGGCTTTTCACACCGTTCAAATTCTATTACCCATACCCAGGGATTTGCTTTCCATCCGTAGATATCAAGGTCTTTCTTTTTGAGAGTGGCCTCCCATAATGTCGAAAATCGCTTAAAAACTGCATTTCTGGTTACATCTATTCCCTCACGCTGGCAACCATGCGTATCAATATCTTGTAGTCGCTCTACTCGCACATTCGTCACCTTGAGCCATATGCGTGCCGCTTCTTTCGGCATGTGGATTGATGGACTCCAAGTAATGCGTTCCGGCGTCTTGCAGTCTGCCCTGTACAAGAAACATCCGTCTGAAATACTGTCACCGTCATCGTATTCGACTGCCTGAAAATCGTAGCAAGGTTGAGATTCCCGCGCATAATCCCCGTTGCAGCCGATACACGGAATGAATGCCCATGTTTCCCGGACATACAGGATATCTCCAGGCTTATATGGCGCATAGTTTTTGATATACCATCCATAGCTCATCCACAAAGGAGATAAGCTGTAATCTTTGATATGCCCCTCTGCATCCCCGTTATCTGTACTGGGATCTATCCATAATCCATTCCTCTGAAAATATCCCTGTTCTCTTGCCCTTTTCCGGTTATGAGGGATAATCAACCGCCTTGTCACTGTCTTCCGCCCATCCAGTATCGCCCGGACCATCTCTGTATTAAAAAGAATCGGTAATACTCTGCTCATCACTTCCCCCTATTCTCCGCTGCCTGTATCCCCCTGCAGTCTTTATGCCTCGCCGGCGAAGCTCATTGACCAGTTCCTTCGTTTTGGTATTTTTGATTGCCTCCCGGCGTTTCTGATATTCTTCCGGGATCCTCGGTCTGACCCGACGATGCCTGTTATCCTCCGGCCTCAAATCGAACAGTTCAAAACATGCCACATTCTGGACGGTAAACCGGTCAACGATAACCCACCACATATTGTTGATATTGTGGTAAATGCGGCCGCGGCATAAGTACCCTTTATGGTTCCTGAAATACTTTATATCGCCATTGTGCAACACCAAATTATTCCTGTCCCGCCCGTTATATACTTCTTGTGTCTGCCCGTCCAGATCGCTCAGGGAGAAATTCATATCATTCTGTTCGTGGTGCCAAGATTCCATATAATTGGCTTTTATCTTGTCCTCCGCAAACCTGGGTCTCACCTTTGTACGATCTTCCACATCTTCCAAAGAAGTCAGAAGACGAATTATTTTATTTTGGTATTTTTTAAATTGAAGCTGTATCAGGTACGGCATTTTCTGGAACTTATCAAAGTCATATCTTCCACCGCATGGATTATTAACAACAACATTCTGGAAAAACTCAATTTCAAAGCCTGCCGGATAACGACTGGCATAAAATTCCAGATCACCGCGGCGGCCTGTATAATAATCACGTCTGATACATTTTGCGACTTCCTCATCATTTTCAATGGTAAAACCTTCGTCCCGGAGCATATTAAAAATATGGTGGAGTGTCCCAAAATGTGAGCATTTAAAATTCCGACTCCAAGCGCCCTGTGGACTTTTTATGTTATTATTTCTATACGAGATGCAAGTATCGTATAAAGTATAACTGTTTCTCATCATTCCCATTTCATATATTCTCCCTATGCAAATTTAATCTGTGGATCTCTCGTATCCAATCTGAGTGACGGCGGCCGGTTCCCCATTTTCAGATATCCGCAGTTTGCCTCCACCAGTTTCTGTGCCATGATCGGTACCACGCTGTTCCCAATCCGGGCTACCTGCTCCTTTATGGGATACGGTCTATAGTTGATATCCCGGTCGATAATGTAATCCGCTGGGAATCCCTGTCCCAGTTTCAATTCCTCCGGTTTCAGCATTCTCAGGAAGATATCCAGTATCACATATTTGTTTCCAAGGATCGTGATCAGCGCAAACCGGTCTTTAGTCACTATGGTGTGCAGGGGGACATCCATGCTTTGTCCAACGCCGCACCCGTAATATTCCATGATAAACTGACTTACCCATGTGCATTTCTGCGCCGTTTCCTCATCAATTCCAGAATCCTGCAGTTTTTCCCATTCAGTTGCAAAGACAGATATTGTCCCGAAATGTCCGGGTGATGTAGTAATGGTATGTATAGGTTCTGTCAACGCCTGCCCGCACCCGCTCTTGTAAAATTTTGATAGAAATGCTGTAACAAGCCCGTAGCGGTTGCTGGTGTCTATCGTCTGGATCGGTTTTGTTACTGCCTGCCCGCGGACTTCTTTTTTTGTTGTCTCTGAATGGTATTGGATTAACAGTGGCGATATCAGATGGTTATGATCAACAGTGGTTATTGTATGGATAGGTTCATCCACGCCACTCCCGGATCCCCTATAATTCCCGCCATAGGATTTTTCTATGAATGGTACTGTTTCCACTGTCCCCACGCCGAAACCATGTTTTGATGTTATAGTAGGCATCGGCTCATGGATGCTCTGGCCGCGGAAGTTATCCCCTCCATGATTCACCTGCACAATGAACGGCTCTGGATTTTGGAATACAAACTTCTCCAGTCCTCTTGCTATCCGCCGCATCGTATTGTCTGCTAATGGCTTTTTCCGCCCGAAAATCGATTTTCCCATGTCCCAGAGATCCAGATATTTGTAAATCGGTTCCCATGATTTCAGACCATTCACACCGCCTTTGCTGTGTGTTGGCTCCGGCCAGGCTATAGCCCGACCGTCCCGCCGGAATATGGCATACCAGCGCTTTCTTGTAGTCGGCGCACCGTAGTCCGCTGCCACCAGCTCCCTGCTGTCAAATATGTATCCCAGTGACTTCATGGCAGTGATGAATTTCCGATAGTCCTCACCTTTTCTCTCCGGGATCGGATGCCCCGCGGGATCCAGAGGCCCCCACTGCTGGATCTCCTCCACATTTTCCATGATGATCACATCTGGAAGAATAGCCTTTGCGTGCTTATATACTGCCCACGGCAGGATCCGCAGGCCGTGTTTTCGCGGTTTTCCGCCCTTTGCCTTGCTGTGGCTCGTGCAGTCCGGGCTTGCCCACATCAGAGCCACCCTGTCCCCCTTCACATATTTCTGCAAGTCGACTTTAAAGATATCTTCTGTCAGGTGCAGTGTGTTCGGATGATTTACGGTGTGCATTCTGATCGCTTCCGGATCATGATTCACGGCGATATCCACAGGTCTTCCCAGTGCCATCTCTATCCCGACGCTTGCCCCGCCCCCGCCGGCGAAGCAATCTATAATCAAAGGTTCTTTCACTTCGCATGATTCTTTCATTCAGTCATATCCTCCCCCTGCTCTATAGGAGCCTTCTCCGGAGTACGCTTGGCATTATTTTTTCTTTTTTGTGTCGCAAGCACCAGTGCATCCTCCCAGACTCCATCATCCCTTGAACCTCTTCGCTTATTGCAGGTCTCAAGCTGTCTGTCCCTGTTATATCCGGTTGATTCCTCCAGTTTTGCCTGAATCTGTTTTATCCTTTCAAGCCGGTCTCCCCATACAGCTTTTGGATATCCAATTTCCATCTCCCTGACTTGTTCACTCATAAAATCGTAATAATCTGCCAGTGCCTCGATAACAATCCTGATCTCCCCGAACGCCATTTCAATCCACTGCTCATTCATCCCCTTAGTCTCCATATAGTGCAAAAACCGCTTCATCCTCTCATCAAATGTTTTAGATGGATCAATATTTTCTTTCCTTTTCTTCTCAGGAGGATTTTTCTCCTCCGGGAATAAGCTTAATTGCCCTTCCATATTATTCATTTTTGTCATCAGCATGGTCCCCCTTCCGCTCCGTGAAAGGCACCGGCAGGATACATCCATTTCCCTTTGACATAGACATCATCAGGAGCGAATTCCCCGGTGACTAAGCTATGTATGGCTCTGTTATCCCCACGATAGACACATGACTGCGCGTCTCCGACAAAAGTATCCAGATCACACTTATTATCCAGAGTAAATCCAAGAATAATCTCATCCTGCCGCAGCGCCGCATATTCCTCCGGGTACAGCTCCCGGATCCCGGCAAACAGTTTCGGCGTAGAAAAGATGCACTGCGCACAAGAGCAACGGTTCCATCCCGCCCGGTAGCACGGATGTGGATTTGCCTTGTGCCGCTTCAGAACCTCCCAGATATCCTTCTCCGAATAATCGATCACCGGGCGCCACTGATGGACGGTCCTGTGGGATCTCTTCTCCGCATTCGTCCGATGCACCTCCATCTCGTTGTACGTCGCCCTCCCAGCACTCTCCCCGCGGCGCTCCCCGGATACCACAAGCACCTTTACATCCTTTTTTGTTTTTTCAAGGTTTGGCGTTACATTGTCCTGAACTACCGGAAACTTCTGGCGCTTTCCACCGATTTCTTCTAATTGGTCAAGATTCCTGATAACGGAGTCCGCCACTTCCCGCTTAAGCTGTGCGCTACACCACCGACCGTTGCCAATGCTACCCTTTGCAGGAAACTTCTGGCATTTCCCTCCTAATTCCTCAAGTTGCTCCAACCTGTCCAGATTGGAAATGACTGAATCCGCCACCATGATCTTCAGGTACGCGGAGCACCACCGGCGGCTCAGATCTCCACTCTTCGCGGGGAATTTCATGCGGTATCCATACTGCTTCAGAGCGGTCTCCATATCCTCCACACATTTTTCTTTCAGCTCTCGGCACTTTAGATAATTGGGGGAGAGCCTACACTGCATGATGTCCCCAGTCTCTGGGTCAATCCATTCAATGGGTTCGGATGCCCCTATCCGGTACAATTCGCCAAAAAATCCGTTCACTCGATAGGATACCCTCAATGGTACCTCTTCTACATCCGCGAAGCTTTTCACATAATTCTGCGTGCACCGCCAGTCCATACGCCTTGACGGGTGCCCGCCGTCGATATCATGGTGCCACAGTTCGATTTTTTCCTTCGGCACCCCCATCTCCAGCAGCTTATAGTAGCATGCCGTGCTGTCCTTTCCACCTGAAAACAGGATGATTATCAAATCATATTCCTCCAATGGAAGGAGGCTCTCAAGATAGATGTTCTCAAAATGGCTGCTCCCGGTCCTTCCGGCAACCCTCGGTTTGATATGTTTTCCCTGTCCATAGACAGGCACATCCGGCTTACCGAGCTTGACCGGTGTAAGCACGGAGCATTTTGAATCTTTGATAAACTCCGGCTTAAATAAATTTAACTGTCCTTTCATTTCTCAAAAGAAGCCTGTGTACACGTTGCCCCGGCCGGAGGCTGGCTCCTTTCTGATTTTTTATAAATTACAAATCATTTCTTCATGCAATGGCTCAATAATGATTTCACCATCTATTCTTCCCTGATCCACACCGAGAAAAGAAGATCCACAGTCTGAACAAAAATAATAGTTTCCTCTTCCCACTATCAGACCGCTACACTCAGGACACACCGCCCTGTTATCTCTCAAAAATAAAATCATATTTACCTCTCATCATTCTTCATTCATCTTTTTGATCTTTACTATCATATCAAGAGCAGGAAAAACAATACATTTGCTCATTTTATCTGCCAGTTCTTTTACCCCTGGTTGGCATTTATCCATCTCATTTATCAGGTGATGTAGGACTAATACCATTAATACTGTATCCTCTTTCGCATGTGGGTTGATAGCGTTCAAAACACGATCAGAATAATACTGCAGTCCTCTTTCAATCATCTTCATTCCTTCTGGCGTTTTCCCTTCATTTATCAGCTTGTTTCCACGAGCCACAAAACTCCGCATTCTTCTTTCTTTACTTTTCATATTTCCTCCAATTTAACAGCATTATTTCCTCTCTTGATGCTCTCCCTATCATCAAGATCTTCCGTAAAGCTATCCTCCAGCTCTTTCAGACGAGGTATATCTAATCCCATCTCCACGCAAAATCTCATGAAGCACTCAGGGCACATAAATCCAAACTGTTTCGGCTGCTCTCCGCGCCGGGATTTTGCCAGAAGAGTTATCATGTCACTCTTCTTCTCACGCCCTTTGCACCTGGCGCAGAAATCATACAGTTTCTTTTCCATCTTCGGGCTCACTCTCGAATAGCGAAGCTGTTCAGGAAAGTCCCTGCGCATATTATCCTCTCCAATAATGGGAATCAGGCTATTTTTCATGAATACCGGTTTTCCTGCCCTGTCAGCCACCACAACGATGTCCTCTATCCAGTCTGCATCGGGGACAACTTTATATTTATTCCTGCCGGTCTCTGCTCCAATGATGATCCAATCTGCGGCCCCACATATACTCTCAATATTGTCTTTCCCAATCCGTTCCTTTAACGGTTCTATGCTCACAAATGTTTTTGCATTCATCATGAGAAGAGAAGCTACCCTGTAAATATCACCATCGCCGGTCACCGTTGTCCCATACCATAGATTGGCTTGTCCCATTGGCACCCCGAAATCTACATACCTTTCAGGATTTTTTGTGAGAAACAAATAGTTATGTATCGGATACTTCATGCAAACCGAAAAGATATCATCGATCCACTTATGCGGAACCCAGTCCCCAAATATATCAGACATGGCACCAATAAATATATTGTTACCAATCTTCACTTTTGCGGGAACTGAGGTTTCATCCATCCGATACCTGTGATAAGTAGGCTCGAATCCAAACGGGTACAGAAGCGGGCTTCCTGCTTCATTTAACATCGGCGCATCCAAAACATATATATCTTCGCTGCCATCTGCAGCCGGAATCAATAAATAATCTTCCCTCGCCATCTTATTGAGCCTGATGTCTCCCTCGAACCGTCCCACCATCCTCCGAGCATAACAGTATCCGCAGTTATGCCGGCACCCGGTGATCGGGTTCCAAGTATAGTCACACCACTCTATTTTCGATTTTCTCAAGATCAACCCTCCTCCTCTCATACCCCAGTGTCTTCTCTTCCTTCCACTCGATCCCTTTGAAGCTGACTTTCTGCCCACACTCAGGGCAGTATTTAGGCTGGTAATTGGGTCCTGCACTCAGGATGCTCCCGCATCTGGGACAGTAGTAGCTTTTGATCTCAGTTATGACGAAACCATATTTTAAATATGTTTCAGTTTTTGATACCGGTCGCCGTGCTTTTCCTTTAAACATTTTCATCCCTCCCTTCGGCCTCTGTATTGGATTTAGACTTGAATTCTATTGCAAATTCCCTTATTATCGGCGCCCAGACTACAAACAGGCTGTTGCAAAAATGCAAAAGCTGCCAATCACCTTTCTTTGAATACTCCGCCGAAAGCTCCCCCATTTTACGGTTATAAGATTTCATGTCATGATCCTTCAAATATGATTTATACATCGCCCATACTGCATTCTGGATATGTTGGATCTCTTCTTCTCTGTTTAACATCTCAGTTACCTCCATCATTTAAACGGCGTATCTGACTCCCAATTGATCCACCCGTCATTGCTCCTGTCCCAACCGTAATCCACATGCGGATCATCGTTGATACCATATATCCTTTTAGATTTTTCATCATAACTGAGACTGAATCCATCCATTTCGACTTTTCCGAACAGACGGTTTTTTGAAACTTTTAACAGCCTCTGTCTTGGATCATCATTATCCCGCTCATAAGAGATAGTGAGAGTGGCAAGATTCGATATATCAGCGCTCCCGCTTATCTCATCATTCTCATTCGAGGAATAATTATTCTTCCTTTTATGTGCGACCAGAAGGATCAACGCATTATATTTCAACGCCAGCCGCGACAGTTTTTTCACAAAAAAACTCTGCTTATCATATTTGTCAAATGCCTTCCCCGGTTCCAGATCCAGCGCCGTCATCAGGTTATCGAGGAGCACGACATCAACCCCGTACTGCATCATCACGTTTTCAGTGATACTGAGGAGGCTCTCTGTTTCTTCTCCGTCCACAACCTGATTATCAAACAAAAAACACTTCCCGCGGTACCAGTCAGCGATGATCTGTCTGTTCGTGTTGGAGATGGTGTAGTTCCTGTCCCCCCACTTATTCTGGTACTCAGTTATATGACTTCCACCTGCGATCTGGAAATCGATCCATGAACGGAAAAGATAATTAGGGAGTTCTCCGCTATAGGCAAAACATTTGTGCTCCTGGAAGATCGCATTTACCAGGATCTGGCTCGCAAGCGTAGACTTCCCGCCGCCAGATTTGCCAGTGACCAGTACCACGCCGCCGAAAGGCAGCCCACCGTACAACAATCTGTCAAGATCCCTTATCCCTGTCTGCAGTTTGGACAGCTTATAGATGTCGACATTTTCAACATCCGACAGCTCTACGACCCTCCCTATCGGTGCCGCCACGGCATTTTCAATGCATTCCCTTAACTGCTCCGCCCCATATCTCTGCAGGATCTCATTCGCATCCTTACAGTCTTTATAATCTTCCTCCCGAACATGTTTTATCGTGCATTTCAGCCGCGATCTCAGCTCTTCCAGCAAAGAGATCTTCCCATTTTCGTAATCCCCAAAAACGATAACCTCCTGAAATCGATTGATCCAGTCCCAGCAGTATGGTATCCATGTAAACCCGTTGGCTCCATTCGGGACCGATACAGCATTCCTGATCCCGGCCGTCGCGACAGATAAACTGTCTATCTGCCCCTCAGTGACAACCAGCCTGTCAGATCCATCATCACACTGGAACATCCCGAAAAGGATCGGCTTGCAATTTTCCTCACACCATTCCTTGTTTTCGTCCTTTTCCTTGTCATAATCCGTCTTCCGGTATTTCACATATTTCATCCTGCCGGCATCATCCAGAAAAGGAAAAACGAGTATGTTAGGATATTTTGTCTGCACCGTGATCTGATACTTCCTGATGACGTCTTCCGATATCCCGCGGCCGGTAAGGTATCTTACCGCCTCCGCTTTGGGTTCGATCGGCTTTGTCGGCGTCTTCATTTTCCTGAACCGGATCCTCGGGCGGTAATACTCATCAATTTCCCGCCCGAGGGAAAAATCAAAGTCTTTGGACAGTGTGATCATATTCCCGCTTACCCCGCAGGAAGCACGGAGGCATTTGAACTGCCCAGTCGTGAGGTTGATCGAAAACGAATTTAAGTTGTCCCTCTTCGCTGCTGGGCGGCAATATGGACATAACTGGAAGAATAACTCCCCATTACGCTCACGCGTCCTTGCATGGACGTGCATCGCAAAGGCATATGCATCATCCGCTTTGAATTCATACATCCCTAATCCTCCCAGGCATTCATACCATACTTCCACCACTCCTCATCGTCACCAACCGATTCTTCCGGTTCCATATCCAGTTCCGGCGCTGACGCCTGAATTTCCGGCACCGGGCTGATATCGGACTGTGCATCTCCATAATTGGAGTCCAGATAATCGATATAGCCGCTGTTGAAAAACGTACTGCCGTTCTGTGGTTTCCGCCATTCGTCTTTTTTAAGCCCTTCCAGATACCGCCCTATTGCACGGCTCATCTCATCAAAACCTGTTTCCAACAGTCTCCGCTTTTTGGCATCCGAGATCTGCCCTTTGCCTTTCTTGACCGGATACATCTGCCACAGACGTTCAAACAGTGCATCAGCGTCAGCTTTGCACATATTTTTATTATTTACTTTACTTTTCTTTTCTTTATTTTCTTTTATATGGTTTTTCTCGGAATTACTCTGGTTTTTCTCGGAATTACTCTGGTTTTTCTCGGAATTACTGTCGTTATTCATAACTTTAATACAGGATTCGGTTTCGTTTTCGTTCAAAAGCCAAATATCTGGATCAACCTCGATCTGTCTTTTGCAACCTTTCTTCGCCTCCTGATAACGTTTCTGTATTCCTGGGGAAGTAATGACAGTGACCGAACCAGCAAGTGTTCTCATTGTGAGAAGTGACCGACTGACCAAGTATGTCAAAACCTGCTCTATAAACCCATCCTTGAGATGAAGGTCCGACGCAATATCATCTGCTGTTTCCTCATCCCAATCTATGTAATATCCATTCCTGTAGATTTCTGCCAACAGATATATATATAAAATCAGGCCGTCATTTCCATACTTTGAATGAAACCGTTTTATCCTCTTATCTGCATAAAAGAAATCCGTATCAAAAGAAAAATAGAGCAATCCGTCCTGTCTGGGACGTGCCATTTATTTTTCCTCCACAACCTACATATAAAACATCCATCTAAAATTCAGGCACATATTTAAAAGGGACCAGTCTGCTGGTATATTCTACTTTCCCGCATTTCTGACATGTCCTGCTCCATCTTTTGTACTCTACATCCTGATATCCGGCCGGTTCTCCCCAAACATCGCTCCCCTGAACGACCTGACAGTATCCATATGGCTCCTTTTTGATCTTAGGGTCATATTTAACCACGCCCCATTCATGGTCACAGTTACTCTGCTCCGCCCTCAGAGCCGCCAATTTATCTTCATACTCTTTCTTCAGCTGTTCTTCCGTCATAACCCCTGCCTCCTTCCTGGCGGCAATTACCCCTGCCGCCACGGGTCCGTGATATACATGACAAAATATGAAAAGTTAATAGTTACAAATATGATCTGCCGAAAATAGATATAAACTCTTTCCGCGCTCCATGATGCTCTTCAAAATATCTCTGACAGCGCTGTTTCAGCTCCATATCAACTACTTTTGCATACTTCCCAGCAAATACTCCATTGGGATGCAGATCTGGGCGTAACGGGGCAATAAAGCCATACTTCTCGGAATTTTTCTTGTTATTCCCGCCAAACACATGATGGCGTTCGACCGGCGCGGTACCAGTAAACATACAATGTTCCAGATCATCCGTCAGAACACTTTTTAACTTTTTTCCCATATGCTTCCATCATCCTTTCCAATTCCTCTGGCGGAAGAGTCTCTATACCCATTTCCTTGCATTCGCTCACAACTCCATCAATCAGATGCGACATCTCCTTGGTGTCATATTCACTGCTTCCTTTTATCTGGTAATGCCAGCGATACAACCTGTCGCCTTTTGAAAGCGTTTTTTGTGTTGGCAACAGGTGGGGGTACGGAAACTCTAAATAGTCAATATCATCCCGGATACAGAACGGAATAAGGCTACCATCCGGCATCTGATCCAGTTCTCCATATTTGCCCAACATCACGTTATGAATATGGTTCCGGCTATTGCCTGTGGCATTCATAATTTTCCCAACTAGAAGCCAATAATAGGAATTCGCGTCCAAGCTCCGCCTTTTCCTGTGTTTCCTGATATCCACATCCAGTTTGTCCATCTGCGACAGCTTCATGGCCTCAGCAGCATCCATCCGCGCACTTTCAAGGGTGATGGTAAGACTTCCGGTCAAAGTCCGGCCGATATCTTTTATTTTCGCTGTAAATTTCATCAGGACGCCTTCTTATCCGAAAGTTTCTTCATCTTCGAGATGCAATCTTTGATTTGCAATTTGCTCAGATCATCAATGCTCCCTACCTTATAATTCCTTTCGACCGCCTTCCATCCATATCCTGTCCTTATAAGTTCTTTGGTTAATTCATCCAACAAATCCTGCCGTTCCTCATCAAATTCCTGACCATCCTTCCTGTTTTCATTTCCTTCACTGTTTTCATTTCCTTCACTGTTTTCATTTCCTTCACTGTTTTCTTTCGCGGATCCAGATCTCTCTTCCCCTGTCTTTCTGGAACTGGTTCCAGGAACCTTTTTATGGCTCTTCTCAGGCGTCTCCGCATCCGGGTCATCCATAAGGGCTTCCGTCGGGATGCAGAACGTCTGGAAACACGCATATTTGAAAGCGACGGCCATAGCCTTGTTGGTCGCCTTGTCCCCGCTGTCCATCCCCTCACCGACGACGACAGCATCTACGTGGGATCCGTCCGTTGTAAAAAACCTGTACCGCATCCGACAGACAGAATAGATAAGATTCGAGCCGTTTTTGGTGGTGCGTTCCTCCCTGTTCTGATCCAAAACCTCCGGCACACAGAAGACTTTATGCCGGATCATCGCCGGGTTGAGCGCATTCATCACCGCATCAATGCCGCGGTATTTAAATCCCTGCTGATTATTGACATCGTTCTTCCCGACAACGCCAATATCTTCCATCACCCCACATATAGCGGAATATATCTGTGTCCTCTCTTCGCTCATGAGATCACCTCCCATTCAATTCCAATACTGTCCATATACATTTCCAGTTTGTTTTTTGCATCCGCAGAAAGAGCAATTCGATATTCATACAGTTCAGACTCCTCCGCCGAATCCGGGATAAGACTGTCTATAAATTCCTGTGTTGCTTCTTTCCTGGCCTGTTCGATGGCCTGCTCCTTTTCTAATTCCTCCCGGCGTGCCGCAGCTTCCTTTTCCTCTATTGCTCTCTGTTCTGCAAGCGCTTTTTCCCGTTCTTCCCGGCGGATCCGTTCCTCTTCCTCCAGTCTGCGGCGCTCCTGCTCTTTTGCGAGGATCTCCTGTTTCTGACGTTCGTAATTGTGGAGATAACTCAACGCTTCCGTAAGGTCAAGTTTCACGCGATATACAGATAATGCGCCGTCTACTGCATCAGATTCTGTGTCTTTAATCGTTCCGATATCCTTTTCTGTCTTGGCGGCAATACCGGACATTTCGCCACGGATATCTTTTTCTTTCACGGTAGCGTTTTCCCATTTTTTGTTATATATCCGGTCTAAAGGTATGTAACTTCTTAATTCTTCCGGCACCAGCGCCTCATATAAACCATGTATAAGCTCCTTCTTTTTGGCGATCCGATTCTCTTCAAATGCCTGCACCTGCCCATTGATCAGATCGATCGGCTCATCGTACATGGATATCAGCTCCTTAGCCTGTCCCTCAAACTCGTCCCACGGCTTCATGTATTCTTTTTTTGCTTCCCGCAGGTTATCCTGTAAGTCCTTTTTCTTTGCCCGCAGGCTCGCAACGTGCTTCTTTGCATAAGTTTTGCTGTCTTCTGTAAATACGGCTCCCCTGTACTCTGCGAGCGTCTCCTGAATCGCCTGTTTTACCTGTTCAAAATTGCAGGATATTTTCGCTTTTTCCTGCGTAATAACCGCTGTAATCTCTTTCATCGTCATAGTCCTCTCTTTCTGCCTCCTCATAGGCCTGTCTTTCTCTTCTCATCCGTCTTTTATCAGGGACGCCATATTCGATCTCATCCCACTCGGAATCTACTACCATACGGTTTTCAATATCACAGATCATGCTCTTATCCTCAAAACAGCTTATTGATTACTTTCATAACATAGGTAGTATCAACCTTGTCACTGCCGTTCTCCTGTTCATATTTCTGCAATTCATCAATCATCATCTGGAAATATGTCGTGTCAACGCCTGTAAGCTGTTCTTCCAGTACTTTCACATCCTTCAAATCCAGCTCGTTCAATTGCATACACATCTTCACATACTGGCCAGCGTTGATGTGGTAGCCGCGCTCAATATACTTCCTTGTACGGATAATGGAGCACAGCGGGTATTTTGATCCGACATAATACAATTCCTTGTTGATGATGCATTCCAGTGCTTTCTGCGGAAGAAACACTTCGTTATCCCACGAGCTCCATGCGCAGGTGCAGTGGACAAAATCATAATTCTTATGTATGTCTACCACCTCTCCATAAAAACGTGTGACGATCTGGATCTTGTCAGAGAGGGTAATGGCGTTGCTTGTAAGGAAGCGCGGCCGGTATTTATCCTTCCCGTCATCCTCCGCCGGATCTCTGTCAGAAACAATCCCCATCTCTTCATCTTCCTGTTCTGTACTTTCAAAGTTATAGGCAATGACACTTTCACTTTTCTCATCCTCATCTGCAATACCCTTTGACTGTATAAAACATTTTACGGAGCCGTCCTCTCCCACTTTCAGCGAAACCGGCTTGTCCTGATGGGTTGCGTTCCATTTGTCAACATAATATTTTGCTACCTTAATACACGCTTCTTTTGTGCGGAAATACACATCATAATCATGTGGCCGCTCCCCGGTCAGCAGAGAAACCATTGCTCCGCCGGTTATGATCGTATTTTCCTCCACGATTTCCTTCACTTCTTCGTTGTCAATATGCTTAGCCCAGTCCTTCAGCTTTGCATTCAAATGCTTTTTAATATTTTTGCTGTTCATGGCTTCTCCTTTGCTCGCTTCTATTAAATTTCTCTCTCTCCATAGTGCGGATCACATTATTGAGTTTTTCTTCCAGATCTTTCAGCACCGACTCTTCTATACCGCAAAAATCTATCCCGCCATCTACCCGCTCCTCTCCAACAAAGAGAATGTTTCCCATAATCGGATAATCATGCTTATCTGTTTCATACAAATAACTTCCAACATGATTCATTTTGTTCGGTTTTAAAAGCCCCTCTTCATCCACCAGCATGCACACACCGTCCCGGAATTTCTGTTACCTGACTCATCATACCGAGCTCTGAATATAACCTTTTAGGCATCACACGCTCATAAATACGGCAGTCGTTTCCAATCAGACTGCGCAGAAATTTATTCTGCTGTTCATACGTGTCTTCCGGAAACTCATGTAATGTCAATTCCAGATCTGTTGAAACCTTGATAAATTTCATTTCGATTGTCCTTTCTATATTTTTTGATGAATTGGCCTTCCGGCCATGAAACAAATAAGATAATATTTGACTTTGGAATTAAGAACTGCTACAATATGGGTGTCTGTAGGGCGCTCTGGCTTTTTGCTGAGTGCTCTTTTTCCATATTGTGAAGCTCTTCACAGGCATCCCTCCTCCCTCAATGATCTGAAAAAAGCATGTATGCTACCGAAGCTGAACCCGAATGTCATGAGGATCAATATGTACTCCCCGCCATAAGCTTCGTATCCTCTGACAGCATAGGCATATGCTATCGCCCATCTGGCGACAAAATATGTGATACCTAGGCTGTAAAACAGCTCCATCAAAATAATCAGGACTGCTCCCGTCGCTTTTTTAATTGCTTTTCCTGCTGTACGCAGGCTGGTAAATGATTTTTTTAACATAGGGTTTCCTTTCTTCAGTCAGGCTCCGTTTCTGGATGCCACCATACATCGGTTCTTCTCTGCAGTCACATTTTTCTCCCGGATCAAGCGTCCCGCCGCAATACTGGCAGATATTGTAATATGCCATCTCACGCCTCCTTTCCCAAATGCCTGTTCAGCATTTCCCTGTAAATGTGATACTGGCATTTATTCCCCTGTTTTGTCACATATCCGATCGGAACCGGGAACAGGTTTCTCTTCATGTGCTCCCTTACTCCCTGCTGTGACATCCCGAGGATTCTTGCTGCTTCCGCCAACGGTACTCTCTCGCTCACCTGATCACCTCCTCACAGATTTTTCTTTGCCCATAATTTCAGGGTTTGTGCCGCTCTCTCAAACTCGTCCAACGTTTGGAGAATATTATTCAAGATCGGCTTTTCCGACTCATCGATAACGCCATCCTCCGTGATGTCAAGAAGATTATTCTTGGCATCTTCAATCTTTCGGATAATTGACACCGTTTTCAGCGATGCCCGATCCAGACTTGTCACTTCCACCTCAGGCATGTCCGCTCCCAGAGGACAAATATGTTTGCAGTAATAATGCTCCAGCTCCGGGGCATTGTACAGATCCGCCATCATACGAATCTCTTCCGGGTAAGGATATGTATTCCCTTTCTCGATCCGGTATAACCTTCCCTTTTCGATAGCCATTATTTCCGCCGCACCCTCCCGGCTGCTCAACTGCTCATTATATTTTGCCGCCTCGCAACGGGCTTTATAAAACACGTTAGAACTGGTTTTCGCTGTTATATTTGCCATTTTTGTATCCTCCAGACTAAATTTTTGCATCTATAGCCCTACGCCTTTGCTTTTCTAAAAGCGTTTTCCCATTCGGCCATTTCTTCTTTCACAGAAACAAACTTATGAATATCCACAATATAGACATTTTTGCCCGATTGGATCGCCTTCAGATAATCTCTTTTTGAAACTTTTATCAATCTGAAAACCAATTTCCAAAATATTCTCATTTTCTCATACCTCCTCTCTGTTAAGCTCCTCTCATTTTGAATCCCTTCAACGTATCTTATAAAGTATGTTGAAGGCTATCTTTGTTGGTATATTGGAATTTTCTTATTCACCTTCATGAGTTATAATATTATCAGTTGAAGATTCTTGAACTTCCGGTGCAAAAAAAATTTTATATAAAATATCTTTGGGTAGTCCGAGATTAACAGCTATTTTATTGGCAATTTCTACAGAAACTGATGTCTTTCCATTTTCGATAAGACAATAACTGCTCTTATCCTTAAAACCAAGACTTTTTGCCAATTTTTCCTGAGTAACCCCGCGCCGTATTCGCTCTTCTCTCAATAGTGTTAAATCCATAATCTCAATCCCTTTCTGAGGTTTGTGTTTCTTCAACATCTATGTTTATATTACTTCAACTTTTTTATTCTGTCAACCCGCTTGTTGAAGTTTTTGCAACTTTATTTTTATTTCTTCAATTTTTATAAAATATAATATATAATATGTTTAAAATTATTCAACTTATATGAGGGATTAACATGGCAAATCTAGCAGACAGAATAAAAAGTCTTCGCTTATCAGCAAATATGACTCAAACCGAATTCGGAGAAAAATTTGGAATTGTAAAATCTACTGTTTCCTTATATGAAAGCGGAAAGAGTACTCCAAATGACGAAATCAAAAAACAGATTTGCGATTATTTTGATATTTCTCTCGATTATTTAATTGGTAGAGAAGATTTGGAAGGACATGATTCAAGAAACAATGATAGCAGTCACCTTGAATCTGATAATGGATATTATATTAATGAAGAAACTGCTAAAGCGGCGCAGGAAATCTTCGAGAACAAAGAACTCCGGATGCTGTTCGATGCTACTAGGGATGCTGACCCGGAAGACCTGAAAGCATTACATAACATGGCTCTAGCCTTAAAGAGAAAGGAGCGCGGAAACAGTGACGACACCGGATGTTAATACCTTTCTGGTTAATTTTCCGTCCCCGGGAAAAGAAATGGTGGTGCAAAATGAAGATGGCTCCTACACTGTCTTGATCAACGCAAAATTATCCCAAGACGGACAGGTTGAAGCTTACGAGCACGCCTTAAAACATATTGACAGCGGGGACTTTGAAAAATCGGATGTACAGAGCATTGAGTCGCAAGCTCACGGGCTCAAAGTGCCTGAGGACTTTATTCCTGCACCAGTAAACATATACGAAGAACGAATTAAACAATCCAAAAAGAAGCGTAAAAAGATTCAGAAGGCTCTAAGGGAAAAAGAAAAGGAAGCAGCAATCATGATGGAACTTTATGGGCCTGAGCTTTACTTTAGACATATAGAGTCTAAATGGCTATATAGCGAAGATATGTAGTAATATCAAAAGCAACATTTTACTCTGGAGAAAAATTATGGCAAAAAACAAAAAGAAAAAAGGCTTCTCTATATCAGGTATTATCGCGGCCCTGATACTGTTGGGAATAATAAGCGAATATTTCACTGTAATCATAATAATCGGTGCAATTCTTCTTGTTTTAGGCATCCTTTATTTGTATAGCAAACATAAAGCATCTCAAGATGGTAATATCATGCAAGACTCTCAGAGGGATAAAAGTATTCAAACATCTCATGAGCAGGCGCAAAATCTTTTCATCAAAAAGGAACAGGTCAAAAGATCAATAGATATTTTAACTGACAGCATAAATCTCATAAATAGCTCTAATAACCTTGGTGTCGTATTACGCAGATACGATATGGCTATTGATTCACTCAATAAACTCTCCACATATACTGAAAATGATTTAAATAGTTTAGGTTTTCGTTTAAAACAGCCCGTACAGAGTACCTTGCGTAAATTACAAGACAATAAAACTGAAATATTAAATCAAGCAATAACCAGAAATTTAGAACATGAAATAAATTCAGTTACCAAAAATGAATTAAAAGTAAAACATTTAAATACTTTTCGGAAGATGTACGAAAATAATATGCTTCTTCCACCAGAAAATAAGAATTTCTTAATTGAACAATACGATATTTATGCTTCTAAATATGTTCCTCAAACATACACACAAATAGATTCCACAAATCATACTGTCCAAACTCTCACGATTTATGATAATAAATCTTATGATTATCATGTGGGTCCAGATGAATTTATCGGTAAGTTTTATGAACTATCTTCTTTGATTGATTCAAGTAAAGATATTGAAGCTAAAATACAGGCATGTGAAGAGTCATACCCTCTTTTGAAAGAATTTTGCAGATTCTGTCTGGAAGAAGATGATGGAGAATTGCCGCCTGTCATTAACTGCCGTGATATTGGTCCTGAAATGTATATGCGTCTCGGAAAATGGGATGATGTCGAGAGGGTTATCCAAATTTGCTCAGATGCAAATGCCTATTATCCTGACAATGATAATGAAATACGGTCATACTATACTGATTATAAAAGAATTGCAACCCTTGCTCTCTCCTATATAAAAGATAATCCTGGATGTCTGCAAAATAAAATGTATGACGCCCTCCATGTAACCGAAGATGATCGGGAAGTTTTAAAACATTTTCTCAGATGTAGCCTTCAAATAAAAAAAGAAAAATCTGGAAAAACAAATAAATTGTATTTAGCAAAGACGTCATCCAAAAATAACTTTGACAAGACTGTTGAATTTATCGATACTCCGGATGCTGAACAATATCGTATCAGTGAGAAGATGCGCGAGAATTTGAACGGAAGCAAAAATCAATAAAGATTTTTAAAGTAATATTGAAGATAAAGTATTAAAATACATAATAAAATCTAAAAATATGGAAAAGATAATTACCATACCGAATAAATTAAATATAATTGAAAGATCATACCAATTCTTGGCTAAACTTCAATATGAAATATATGCATGCAAAGAACCTCTTATTGTCTTGGATTTTCAAGACTGCCAATTTTTAGCCCCTGCTTTTACTGCATATTTTGGTGCATTAATGGCTATGGCCAAAAAGTGGGGAAAAAGTGTCAATATTCGTTCTCCGCATAATATAAAAGTTATGAACTATTTTAAAAATTCAGGTTTCTATAATTACTATTCTGGCAATAAATATAATTATACAAACCCTAATTCAATACCATTCACAAAAGTAAACCTTGATGATTGCAATCTTATAAATTATATAGATAACATCTTAGATTTAGCTCCGATTACATTAAGCCCTGACTGCAGGGATTCGCTTTTCAAGAATATTTATGAGATATTCAATAATGCAACCGATCATTCCAACTCTTCTTGCGGGGTATTTGCTTGTGGACACTGGATGCCGAATAAAAATCAATTAATCTTTTCTGTATGTGATACAGGAACCGGCATCCCTCGGTTAGTAAAACAGCAAAATTCCAGCATGACTTCTATAGACGCCATAAAATGGGCACTACAACGTGGAAATTCTACAAAACAAATGACAGATGGAGCACCTCGCGGGCTCGGTATGGCAGACCTAAAAGATTTTACCGAATTAAACAATGGCTCTTTGATTATTTTTTCTAATGATGTATACTATAATCATTCTAAAAACAGAGAAGAAGTTCGTTTGCCATATGACGTACTCGGCACTCTGATTACAGTCATTATTACTGCAGATAGAGAACATATTTATATCTTAAAGGAGGAGCAATCTTGAATACTATAATTGTTTCAAACATTACTAATGAAGCTGCATCCAAAACAAAAGGGCTTGTATTAAAAGAACATCTGGAAAAATTATTGTCTTCACATGCAAACAATATAGTCGTTGATTTCAATGGGATCACTCGTTTTGCATCTCCTTTTTTTAATTACAGCTTCGCTGCCCTGGCACTTGTTTATGGTTTTGATACTATACGTGCTATACAAATCAAAAACATAAGTCCAGTTGGATCAGATACTTTTCAGACTTCAATCGAGAATGCGGAGATGGTATCACAGCATCCAGAAAACATCACCAAAATCAATAATATTATTGATAATACACCAAAGAAGGTGATTTTATGATGCAGTGTGCATCTATTACGGATCTGACAACATTTGCTTCCATAAATAATAAAAAAGAATTCTTTTTAGATACCAACGTTTTATATTGGTATTCTTATCCTAGATTTACGAATGTATCAAAACCACATGACAAACAGCGGGCTACTCCATACTTTGATTTTGTAGATAAATTAGTTTCTGATGGTAACCCGCTCTATACTTCTGTTTACAATATTACAGAAATGCTTCATGTAATTGAAAAGAATGAATTCGCTTTATATGAGTTAAATCATCCTGAAGCAAACTGGTCAATTAAGGACTTCCGTAAAATACCACATGAACGGAATCAAATGAAAAGGAATCTATCCACAGCATTATCTAATGTTAGAAATATATGTACGATTCTTGATTTTAATTTTACATATAACACTCTGGAACAATTTGTAAATAATCTTCAGAATCACCGTTGTGATACATTTGATTATGCAATTCTACAAAACTGCATAAAAGAAAATAAGTTAAATGTCATTTCGGATGATAGTGATTTCTCAACTATGGATCAAATCCATCTTTATACTGCAAATGCTGCTCTATTGACAAAATGATATTGAAAATAAAATCTCCAGGGAATATTGCAATCAGATTATGCATATGCTATAATGCCGATAGGCAAAAAAGTAATGAGTAGTCCATGGTGACGGCAAACAAAAAACCCGGAGGTACCAGCTCCGGGTTTTTCTATTCCCACTTTTGGAATGGCAGGGACTAAAGCCATAGGCTAGTTACCGGCTAATTATCGCCGTCTAACCATTTGATGATGTAGTGGCAAGCTACACCAGCCGCAACGGCGATCAAAAAAGTAATAAGTATTTCCATGATGACACCCCCTTTCTTTACCAGTCTAGGGGCGGTAACATGACTATTATATCAATTCTGTTGCGACGTCGCAACTATAAGCATGTGCCGAACATTTTTATGCCCAAAAGGAGGGCGATATGGCAAAGAAAAAACATCCCAAACTCCCCAACGGTTTTGGCAGCATCAAAAAGCTGAGTGGGAAACGTACTAACCCATACGGCGTATATCCCCCGGTCACAGAATTCAATGCAAACGGATCGCCCATTATGCCCCAGGCCCTGTGCTATGTCCCAGACTGGTATACGGGCTTCTACGCACTTATGAAATATAAAGATGGGACATTTGATGCTGAGGATTTTCTGTCTACTGAAATAAAGCCGTCTGACCGCCAGAATGATGTTATAGCCAAAATTATCGCTTCCTACAATAACAACACCCGCCTGGCCGCTACATACAAAACCTTTTCAGAAGTATACGAGGAATATTTTTCCTATAAATATGAGCGTGACAAGACCAGAAACTATTCAAAATCCTCTGTCTATGCGATCAAATCCGCATATAAACACTCCCAGACATTGCATGACAGGCCATTTCGTGAACTCAGGACAGAGGATCTTCAGAAGGTGATAGACAACTGTGAAAAAAAGCATGCAACAAAGGAACACATCAAAAACCTTTTTAGGCAGATGTACGATTATGCCTATTCGCATGACCTGTGCGACCGGAATTATGCGGACCACGTAAGGATTAACACGCCCGATGACGACGAAAAAGGAGTTCCCTTTACCGAGGAAGAACTATCTCAAATCTGGGAATGTGCTGGCGAAAATGAAATATTACAGGCGGTCCTCATTATGATTTACAGCGGCTTCCGTGTATCTGCGTACCATAAAATGGAGATCAATTTTGACAGCCAGTATTTCCGCGGCGGCGTGAAAACCCAGACCAGTAAAAACAGGATCGTCCCTTTCAATAAGGAAATCACTCCTTTTATCCGGAAAGATAACCCGCTCTTTATCCTGTCGCCAGCAAAATTCAGGGCAGAATTCAGCGATGCTCTTTCGGCGATCGGAATAACCGGCCACACTCCGCATGACTGCCGGCATACTTTTTCCTGGCTCTGTGATAAGTACCATGTTGACACACTGTCCAAGAAAATGCTCATGGGACATGCCTTGGGGAACGATGTTACCGATCTGAAATACGGGCACCGGACTGTTGAGGAATTAAGGGTAGAGATTAATAAGATTTGTCGCTAA